GACCCGCCCAGCCGCCAGCGCCAGAACCACCACCGATTAACAAACAATGTTCTGAAGCATCAGTATTATCCCAGTTATAGTCACACCAGTATGTAGTTTCCGAACCATTAGTACAAGCTTCAGCGAAGAAATCACAAGTAGGAGTAGCTCTAATTTCGGTTTTATAACCAGTTACAACTGCTGCTGATGTTAAAGGTTTATAACTATTATTTTTGTTAGTGGCAAATTGATCAGGTTTTATAGACTTATAATAAGTTCTCCAGCCGCCTTCGTATATACTAATTATATCATCCGTGTGTTTCCATATATGACCAAATGGATTTTCAATTCCTCTATATCTATTACATTTACGTGTAATAGTAGAAGTATTAGAACCAGATGAATCAGTCTATTGTATAGTTACTGTAACTTCACCAGAACCACTACCTAAACTATCAGAACTTCCAGTTGGAATAAACGACCAAGTTTGAGCTCCGTTGATAGTTGCTGTTCCTGTAGTACAACCAGAACCTAACCCACCTTGTCTAAATCCTTCAGGAGTTAGTTCAGTATTAACAGCCTTTTGTGAATTTCTAGTAGCATATTCCACTAAGAACAAATGACATATGGCTCTATGTTCTTCATATGTATAAAGATTCCATTTAGCTTCTCCGTCAAATCCATTAGCTCTAGCCCAAGTTCTGCCATTAGTTCTGGTAAAATTAACAGTAGGAACAACGCTTTTCATACTTATTAATCTACCTTTATTACCAAAGTTGAATGCTTCATATGCGCTAACATATGCTTCTTTGTGGTGATGCCATCCTGGTTTAGCGTGTGGACATATTTTTAAATTGTGTGTTTTTGTACCAGGAGTATAATCATCGACATACCAAAATTCTGGTATCTTAATCATAACGTTTACTGTAGATGCTACCTATCCAGCTTCTCCATTACTTACATGCCCATACATTGCTTCAGTAAAGTTTTCCTTCAAAGGAACAAACTAGTCTTTATGAACCGATTGTGTCTAAAAAGCAAATGGTTTCATCATACTCTATATAGGCAATGATCTATGCATGTCCATATTACCAATACGAGTACAATCTGGATTAGAAGATGTTTCTGACCAAGATACCCCGTACCAGTCAAATTCTTCTAAATTCTAAGATGTTACATTGAATGTAATATGTCTACTTACTACATTGCTAGGTAATGAACTAACAACACTAAATTGAACATTTGGAGATTGAGGTTCTCCATGTATAACTCCATATATTTTGAAATTACTATTTTCAGGTTGATATATGTATATGTTCATTCCAGATTCTGTAGTTTCTATATACCATTTAGTCAAATCATAAAATGTTTTAATTCCAGTATGTACTTTTCCACTAATGAGCTAAAGATCGGTAAATTCTGGAGAATAAGCATTTATTAATAACTAGTAAACATAAATGTAGCCATCATAATATTCAACAATTTTATAACTATTGGGGAAATACTTATGATTAACCTAAATCTTTAAATAATTTTTAGTAGTTGACTATATGTATAATGTATGTTCAATATCTTTAACATCAACACCATCCACCATATCTGCATTCAGATTAGTGCATAGAGTAGTAGAATTAGTTTTAATAGGAGCTAAATTAGCACTAGTTGTTAATGATAACTATCCATCTCCAAATGAAGCTTTAGTAACAGTATTATAACCAAGGTTAAGAGTCTAATTAGTTCCAACACCAAGATACCATTTATTATCTGTTTGATTGTTAGGATAGAATCTCATATATGCACCACCATCAGACGCCGTACTAAATAATTCTAATTGAGCTCCTTCTGAATTCTTAATATTCAATATACCAGTCATAGTATCACCAGCTTTCCTTACATAAGTAGTAGTAGGATCTACACCTAATGCACTAGTTACATTAGCTTTAGTTATACTGATAGTACCACCATCTGCTAATGTTATATTACTACCTATCTTAACACCACCTAACGCACTAGCTGTAGCAGCAGGTAATACATATTTATTAGCTTCAGCTTCTATGGCAGCTAGTTTATTCTTTTCAGGAGTAGTATAATCATTAGTACTAAGACCTTTACCTTCAACTTTATCTACTTTTTGAGTCTACAGTTGAGTAATATTACTATTCAGTGTCTCTTCTACACCAGTAGCTCTTTCTACTTCATTTGCTATAGCTGTAGCATTAGCTGATTCAGCGCCTTTAGCTCTAGTTACTTCACTAGCTAAATCACTAGTTAGTTTCTATTCTGCATTTTCTGCTCTAGTCTATTCAGCTGTTACAGTAGTATCTGTATATGACTTAGCCTGTTTAATAGCATTAGCTATAGAACCAGTAGTAGCTTCATTACCATTAATAATAGTAAGTTTATCTTCATTTACTTTTACTCTATTAGTAAGTGAAGATATGTTGTTATTAATAGTAGTATCAGCTTGAGTTCTATCAAGTATCTCTTGAGCTAAGTTATCAGCTACTTCTTGAATGCTACCTTCAATAGCAGTAGTATCAAATGAACCTGATAAAGCATCCCAACCTTCTTCAGTCCATACTACATTAGTACCAGCATCATAATGTTTACCACCTAAGTTAAACGCATTAGTAATATTATATACATCACCGACTACATTGTTATCTTTAGGTAGAGTTTCAAATGTACTAGATCCTTTTACTTTATAAGCACCAGATAGTTTAGCATCTACTTGCGCCTTAGTATAAGTATCAGACTTGTCTGCTTTTAATGCTAATGCTGCATTAGTTGCAGTAGTATGATCGGTAATCTTATTGTCTAACTCTTCTTCTTTAGCTTTAGCTCTATTAGTTTCTACTAAGATAGCTGCATTTCTATCACTAACTTCTGTGTCAATAGCTTCTTTTCTATCTTGTACTTCTTTATTTATAGCATTAGTATGTTGAGTATCTATCTGAGTAGATCTATCAATTTCATTCTGTAAGTTAGTACTAATAGTCTATTCAGCAGATTGGGCTCTATTCTTCTCAGTAGCTATATCATTGCCTAATTTAGTTTCAGCAGCACGAGCAGTAGCAGCTTCTTTATCTATATTACTTTGTAAAGTAGTTAAAGACTGTTCTAATGAATCTGAATCAATAGCAATACTAATTACATTATCTTCACTAATACTAACATCTTTACCTGGTTTTAACTTATTAATTAAGTCATTATAATCACCAGATGTAGCTACTGGTTTAAAATCTGGTTTACCAGTAATATTATTCCATTGTACAGCTAGATCACCAGATGCACTAATTACATTAGTTTCTTGATCAATTTCAATGTTCAAACCTGCAATGAGTTTCTTCTAATACTTTGCACGTATATCAGCAAAGGTATCAATCATCTCAGTATGAAGTTCCTATAACTGATGTTGTTTAACAAAGTCTAAGAAGTCTTTAGATGTGACAATACCAGCTGATCCAGTAGATGCTATGGGTAAAGATATAGAATCATTACTTCCATCATACTTAAACATTACCATAGTAATGCCATTAGGATTTGAAGTATTAAACTGTATATCTTTTATTACGTCTTTTACCTCTTCATCATCTACTTTACTATCTACATCACTAATGTTTGCTTTATCATTAAGCAATTTGTTTACCTATGTTTTAGTATAGTAGTTGCTAAGATCAGGTGTACCACCAGAGGCAGCCAGCCTTACCCATTCGGTTCCATTGAAATATTTAATGCTGCCACCGTAAGGATTATCAGATAAACCAACCCAATAGTCTATTTCTTCCGGATTAGGTTGAACAGATGTTGCAAAAAATATTATCCTATTTGTTACCATATGTATTTGTTATATTAAGCTGCTGGAGTTTCTAATGCAGCAACTCTTGTAGTTAATGCGTCAATTAAATCTTTTAAAGCTTTACCTTGAGCAGCAGCTAAAGCTTCTGTAGTACTAGTACTTGTTAAAGTGTTATTTATAGTCACTTTAGTATCTGCTGTAGGAGGTGTATATCCTAATGCACTAGTAACATTAGCTTTACTAAGACTAATTGTACCATTACTATAAGAAATATTTGTTCCTACCTTTACTCCACCAATAGTTTCAGCTGTAGCTGTTGGTAAAACATATTTATTTGCTTGTGCAGCAATACCATCCAGTTTAGTTTTATATGCATCAGTAAAGTCATTACTGGATAGTTCTTTTCCTTCTACCTTATCTACTTTACCTGATTCAAGTGCAGCAATTCTAGCACTCTGATCATTGTCAGTATCATCATTTAAAGGCAACCATTTACTATCACCTGCATAATACTTAATTACATTACCTTTTGGATCTGCTGATAAATCAACCCAATACTCGAATTCTTTAGGATTTGGAGCTATATAGCTTCTTGTTATTCTTGTCATATACGTATATTTTAATTATTAATTCTAATGTAATGCAAATTGCACTAAATTTTTACATCCATTTGGATCACAATATTGTATTACTGGTCTAGCCACTCTTACTGCACCAGTATTATTAGCATCAAATACTATACTAATATTATCTGTATTTACTATAGGATGTATCCAATCTTGACCACCAACAAAAGATAATCTACCTAATGTTCTGTTAATAGGTATATTAATTACTTCACCCTCTTTAGTTATACGATGAGGAGTCATATTATACGCATTAGCTAGTTCTGGTATGATGCTGATAGCCGAACTATCCTAATACATAATACTATAAAATATTGTTTCTTTATTCATATTACTATAACGCATTTTAAGGCGTTTTAAGCCATTTTCTTTATTAAATGAACAACTTATCCGTTGAATTCTAAAAGCTTCTTAGAAGAGTCTTTTGGCTGGTATACGTCGATGTGTGACCATCCATCAGTATTAGCTTCTAATCTAATAGGGTATTCAAATAATTCAGCATTCTATCTTACTATATTATTTACTGTATTACTATCTAAATCCTTTACATTAAAGTCTATCGCTTTACCAAGCGCATGAGCCGATAAGTAAACGTTATTTTTACTCTTTACTAACTAACACATATTGCAACGTAATCCTCTCTATGAGAACTATCCACCAGATTTCCAAGTATTAATAGTAATAGGTTTATTGAATATCTTAGTACGTAATACATACAAAGTACTAAGTAATTCAGTACTTATAAACTACCAAGAAGTTTCACCAAATTTAGAGTAGCAATGAGGGCACACTAATTCCTATATTTTAAAATAAGGTTTTAATTTATCTATTAATTCATTTCTGTCCATACTTCGCTGTTTAAAATTTCATTTAACTCATTGCTGTCGTAAAGATAGGAAGAAATCTCTTCATCTCCCAATACGGGTGCGACAAAATCCTCGTGTAACAGGATCATTGTTCCGTCAACACTTCTTCTTGCGTGGATGGGCGGAACAATTCCATGTTCCATACACCATTCTATTGTTACTATAATGTATCTCATTTTGTTATCAAATTTTCAAGTACATAATTAATTAAATCCTGTTCGGTGAATCCGTCATCCTGTTTGGTGGGGACGGAATCGAACCCGAAGGAGTTGTAGAAAGCCAGGTTCATATAAGAAGAACCGTAACTATTAAAAAATATTACGTTGTTATTGCTTCCATCGGTAGGATTTACAATTGTTACGGTTTTCTTTTTGTTTAGCAGGTTGTTTGTTTGAATTGTTTCATTTAACGTTCCATCCAAATAGGTAACGCCATCCGCATTTCTATAATTATATGCAATTGTATTAGGTTGTCCGTATATAGAAAAGCTATTTTGGGCATACCATGTCTTATATAACGCTAATGAGGTTGCTGTCATGAACAACACCTTCACCCCTTGTTGCAAGTTCTGCACCTGTCCGTAATCATCCACTCCGTCTGTCACTAGGGCGTTGGGATAGGATGGGATTTGCTCAATTGTGATATTACAGGTATGGGGATAGGAAGCTGCTATAACTTGCCATTTCATATTATATGTAGCGGAATATGTGGAAGCAGGTAATTCGTACTCTCCATCCTTTTTCATATCAAATATAATCGTTGCCAATTCACCTAATGATGTATCTCCATATATTACATATCTCAATGTTTCATTAGATGTGATACCTGTTACTCTTACCTTGTATTTTTTAGACGGAGAACTTACTCTAGTTTCTATGACTCCACTACTTACTTTTACATTATTTATAGTAATAGTATTGTCTGTTATCGTTCCATCACCTCTTGCGCCACTTAAATAGGTGATAAATAGTGCGCTGTCAAGCCAGTTATATTCATACCCTCCCACACCGCTCATTGCAGCAAATAGGAAATTGTTCAATTTAAGCGGTCTGTTGTTTCCGCTATGGTCTTGCAGGTATGGATTGGCTTTTAGTATCTCGTTTGTGGGAACGGATTGTTTTGTAGGTATTTCTTCTACCACAATATTACAATCCACATCATTCACATTATCACCTGCCAAATAAAATCCGGGATAAGATGTGTTTGTTGTGCTACTGTTCCTGTATTCAGGTATGTCATATTCTCCATCAGACGTTATCTGAATATCATATCCTAATCTTCCTTTAATGGTGAAACCTGTTGGCAATCCTGTCACCCGTATTTTATAAGATTCTACATATTGTAACGGTTTTACAATTATTTGCCAAAATGAAATATTATTGTTATTTGTAGGTGTATGAGTTATCGTACACTTATTTATAGTATTATCATAAGTCAATTTTCCACCACCATTAACAAAAGGATTTGCATAAGTAACGCCGGGAACATAAACATCCACAGGCTTTGACATATCATACCAAAACACCATGTGTTCTTTCACCCAATCAGCTATATTAGGTTTAGGATTAACAGTTCTATCAATTTCTCTCTCATCTACGATAACTCCTCTATCATCAACATCATATTCTAATACTTTATTGCCTAATATATGGTGCATTGTTATTATTTTCATTTCTTTCTCTATTTCTATACATATTATCTACTAATAAATCAGCTATAACATTTATACCTAACTATTTACTATCGCTGATTAATTGTTCCTACATTACTACTAGGAGCATCTAATAGATGCCCTCTAGTAGTTCTCTATCACTTAACTATTTAATTTGATTGTGTATATTCATAAAATTAAGTCGGATTGTTTCCTATATATTGTGCAAAACCACCGTAAATATCTACATAGAAATTACCATCATTTAGAGTATCATCATCTGCTAATTGTACACTTATGTTCAAAGCAGTAACTCCAGTACTATATGATATTAAAGTTGCATATATTGGATGAGCATTACTACCAGTTACACCTTCTGTTCTATAACTTCCATATACTCGTACATCACATGGAGTCCAAAAATAACTAGTCCCGCTAGTTATAGTTATTCCTACCGCTCCTGCTCCACTTCTAGTACAACTAATTTTACTATTACTAAAATTATATATACTGTGTATACTAGACGATACCACTGCATATGAACTACCATTGTACTAAACTTTAAACTTTAGAATAATACCAGAATCTGAGCAACCATCGTGCGAACAATTTGTAATGAGCCATCCCTATGGAGTACTAACTACGTTTAATATACCGCCGTTATTACCTTTAGCTAAAACTAAAGTTCTTTCATCTGTATAAGTACTTCCTCTACTATCATATGTAACTATGTGCAGATCACCTTCTGTTCCAGTAATAGCTCTAATTGATGGATATTGTCTACAAACAATAGTCATTTCTGTACCATAATTATCTTCACTAACACTTGGTAATATCAATTTGTTTGTATAACCTATTTTTGCTCCAGTCATATGTATAATTTTAGAATAAGAAGGATTAGCATATACGCTTATTGCATTAGTAGAACTAGTATATAATTCTAATGCATCTTCCCAACCATCTGATTGATAAGAATATAACCTACTATTTGAACAATATGTATCACCATATTTAGGATCATCTATATCAGATGAAGATCTATTTAGATGTGTAATATTTAGAAATCTATTTTTAGTAAAACAATTTTCAAAATATAGATCTTTAAACGTACCAGCCTTAGCATTTACAGTACCAGTAAACGTACCATTAGATGCTCTAAATTCACCAGTACTGCTATTCATATATAGTTTAGCTGCACTAGATGAACTACCTCCATCACCTGACCAAAATACATTATTAGAGAAATGAAATGCACCTAATACAGCATTATCTGCCAACAATGTATTAATTGCCATGGCACTAACACTAGACACTAATTCCCAATATGATGAACTAGAACTAGGAGTTTGACCGTATACTCCGCCAGAATTAACAGTCTTAACTAGATATACACCACCTTTGTAAATTACCTAATCTCTAACATATGCATTACTAGGATTTTCATAATTACTTAGACCTATTGATGATGCTGTAGCATAGTAATATCTAGTAGATGAATTCCAAACTCCTCTAAATCTAATATCTGTATATTGAGTGTTAGCAGCTGACCCATCTTGTCCATTCTAACCATCAACTACAACGGTAACGGTTGCAGATGCTGCCACAGGATTATCGTTATAAAGTGGATACTCAGATGGATTAAATGCTACAGTGTAATAATTATATTTAGCAGAACTGGCTATATTGAATGTAATACTAGATACTCCAGACCATCCACTGCCTATTTCTGTACCACTAGATGAACTAGTTGGTGCACTACTATTACTACCATATATTTCCCAATAACCAGATACAGCTGTTAATTTTCCAGTACCTGTTTTCTTGTATGCTCTAAATGTCATACTACTAGGTTCATAAGATGCAGTTCTAGTCAAACGTATTGTAGCTGCTCCTGGAGATATTACATAAGTAGTAGCATCAGTACCAGGTGTTCCTGGGTCTCCCTTATCACCCGGATCCCCTTTATCTCCATCTTGTCCATCTTGACCGTCTTTACCCCACTTAGTCCAAATAAATCCATCTTTCCAATCTCCCCATTTACCATTTTCTTTCTTACGTGTCCAACATACTTGATATGGTATGCTTTCTGTTACGCTTACTCCATTATCGGTATAAGTGAAAGTAGCACCTTTACAAGTCTTAGTAGGTATATAATCATCTTGCTAATAATCACCATTTAAATATTGTGATCCATAAGTAGGAGAAGCTGGATAATACTGCTCATTTCTACTACATAGAGCTGCTTGATCATAACTAGAGAACCTAGCGAATATGTATTCGTATCCATCCCCATCTTTACCTTTATCTGCAAATACAGACCATAAGCCTGGTTGTGAATAATCTCCCCATTTCTAAGTACTCTTATCTTTATATCTTTGAGTTACATATTCATATCTATGTGAATCGTCTACTCCCTATGGATTATCAAACCACTGTGTACCATCTGGTCCAGTACCTGTCCAGTCTGTAGTTTGATTAGAATTTGGTTTTTGAGGATAATTGTCTTTATCATTATTACGTGCGTATAAGAATTCTATACTATTACCGTCTTCACCATCTTTACCATCGGCTCCGGTAAGTCTTATTAACCCAGTCCAAGCAGTTAATGAACCATCTGCGTTTTTAAATCTATGAATTTGCCATACATATTGACCTTCTGGTGGAACCATTTCAGAATCTTCAGACCATCCAGACGCAGCTTGATCAGTAGGTATACTTGGAGTAGTAGCTGATATTTTATATCTATATTGATAATTACCGCCACTTAAACCAGTCTCACCCCATTTAGCCCATATAGCTGGTTTTTGAAACGCTGACCATACACCATCTGTTTTTTTACGTACACTTACCCATTCAAACATCAAGTTTTCTCTAACTCCTTGGGGATCATCAGTCCAATACATTCCTCCAGGAGAAGTAGTAGTTTGTGCTACACCATTAATAAATGCCTGAGGACGCGCTTCATCATCTGTATTATTAGCAGCTACAGGAGTATCAGGTGCAATGTTTTCAGCTTGTGTACGATAGTAGATATATTCATAACCGTCTCCGTCCATACCTTTCTCCCCCCATTTTGACCATAAAGTAGGACCTTGCCAGTTACCCCAATTACCAGTACCTGCTTTAGCAGCTGGTTTAGTACGTTGAGCTACCCATTCATATTGCCAAGTTTCACTAACACCTTGTGGGTTATCATACCAACCATTGTTTGGTTCTGTATAATCATCTCTATTACTATTAGCTGGTAAAGTAGGTGCAGAATTATTTTGTGTAATCTTATATACAAACTCTATATCATTACCATCGTTACCATCTTTACCATCAGCTCCTGTTAAACGGAAAGGTTCTGACCAACCAGAAGTAGACTTATCTGAATAAACAGTTTGTATAGACTGCCATACCCAAATACCTTTTTCTGGATCTCCTTGCGGTGGGTCCATAGTCCAAGTGTATTTATTGTTTGGGTCTTTAGGTGGAACAGTATCACCTATAGGAGTAGGTGGTGGTACGCTTGATTCAGTATATGCAAATCTAGTATACTCACCATCTTTACCAGCTACTGAAGCACCACGGAATCTATTAGGATCTCCCCATTCTACATTAGGATCATCTACTTCGATAGAGCTTTTAGTAGACATCCATATTGCAGATGCTGTATAATTTCTATGCCAACCGTTGGTAGTACCATCACCAGTAGGTCTATCAGGTATAGCATCGTTATCGTTATATGTAGTCCATAATGAATTAGGTTGTAAATGGAACTATAATACTACTGTCTTTTTAAATGTAGCATTACCTTCACAGTTAATTAACAAGTCTATATGAGGACTATTAGTAACAGATAAAATATCTGTAATTGTGAATATACCGTTAGCCATCGTACACTTAAGACCTGTTGCTTCCCAAGTTAAGAAGTAAGATCCTTCAGCATATACATCTGAATATGATAATTCTGTAGTACCTTTAAAAGCTTGTACTCCAAATGTTAAATTATCTAGCTAGCTATACTTATCTAATATGTTTAATTCATTATCCACAATAACAGATAGGTTGTCTTTAGTAAGATTTACCGAGTAAGCATCCTATCCTTTGAGACTATCTTCTTGTTCTGGAGTAAACTAAATCATAGCACCTGTCATGTAGACATTAGTTAAGTAAGCGCCATCTCCATGTAGTACTCCATCATCTGGAGCTCCAGGAATAGTCAATCCTTCTATTTTACCAAATTGTGACGCAATGTTAGTCCAATCAATTGCCCAAGTACTAACATCTTTTAAGAATCTTTTATAATCTCTTGTAGAGTAAGCACTAGATTGTCTAGTTTCATCTAAGAAATTACCATATACAGCAAACTTCATATTTGCAGTAGGATGTTGAGTAGTATTAGGCTTTAGTGAATATCTAAATTGTTTACCCCTTTCATCTAGAATTTCAATAGGGGTAAAGTAAGCAGTACTAAATCCCTGCATTTTTTCAAACCCACATTCATCTGTACCTGGAGTAGTTTCATTTACTCCACTAATATTATGCCATATACCTCTACATATATCATTAACATGTAACCCACTGTATTCTCCTTCTTCTAGTTTAAGTGTAGCTATCTAGTTTTTAGTATCTACTGATTCAATTGTACCAAAAGCAATAGAATTCCACAATTCACCACTTACTACATCTACTCTGTTAAAACGCAATTCTGGTACAGATAAAAACTCTCTAAGAGTTAAACTACCAGCTTCTATATTACCGTGTTCATCAATTATAGCTCCATCCCCAAGTAAACCAGATATATAATTACCGATAGTAATACCTTTTTTAGCATATATCATACTATCAGCTATTACACTGTTTTTAAATGTAATAACGCCTAATGCTGTATCATCATATAGTTTACTTAAGAATAACTTACCACCCTCTGATGCTATTAACGCTTTAACAACAGCAGTATCAATAATACCGCCTTCACCACTAATATAATCTGCTAATACAGCTGGAGATACATTATGCCATGTACCATCACTGCTATACTATATCAAGTCTCCTTCTGTAATATAAGTAATAGTAACATCTTTTAGAGTAGATAGGTGATTAATCCTTTCTACTAATGTATCAAGCTCACCAACACTAGTATCTAGAGTTTTTATATTGCCCTATAATGTTCTTACTAGTCCAGTGAGTTCGTTTAATTCATCTTTAGTTGCATACTATGCCATATCTTAATTGTTTTATTGTTATACAGTAGCTCCTGTAGCATCTATCCAAACATTTTCAGTATCTGAATTTTTCCAAATAGGTTTGTTCAACGATGTATCAAAATAATAAAAACCCATTTTAACATTAGCTGGTCTCTAATACTAAGTACCTGTTTTTTCAGCATATGCTGGATTACCGTTACTATCATACCAAGTTTCTTTATAAACCCAAGTAGGCTTTATATTATCAGTGTCAAATACACTAGTTCCATCAAAGGTATAATGGTTTAATGCTTCACTTTGTTTTTTCTACTAACTTGTTTTTACAATTTGTAATCTATTGAATTCACCTAATGTATTCTTAATGATTGGAGCATTCTGCGTAGCTTTTATATCTCCACATTGCATATAATTTAAAGTAGGATCACTAGATTTATTTTCAAATATACTATGATTATTACCCTTAGAAACAATCAAATTAGGATTATTAGTATATACTGCTGGTAGATATAACTACGGATTAATTAGCGTATTACCTGTAATCAATGTAGTGCCATTACTAATAGTGCTGCTTATATTAAATATTGGCGCTAGAGTACCAGCATCTTTTCTATTTTTAACTACATAATTATCTGATGGATCAAATATCATTTGTCTATTAAAAGTATTACCTATAATAACATTACTATAAGAACTAACACCTAAATAGATATCTGGTAATCCTCTACCATATATATCATTATCATCAAAATTATTATTTGCAATCGTACTGTCAAATAATCCTTCTATATGTATTGCTTCTTTTTTTAGATGCCAAAAACTATTACCCGTAATAATATTTTTGCCAGACTACTTAGTAGCATATATACCATAATTAGTATCTAATTTATCATATGATCCGTCAAAATAATTACCTTCTATTTTTAATAGATTTACATTTTCATCTATATATATACATCCTTTTCCTTGACCTCCAACAAACTAATTATTAACAATTATCTAAGATGAAGCTCCAACGATTAAAGCTGTATCTAAATTATTTGCCCAAATTTCATTAAAAGCTATGTATGAATCTGTAGCTCCTTCATGTATGTCTATCATAGGAACCTAACAATGTACTACTCTATTTACAAAACAGCTAGCTGTATAATCTTCTTTCTTACTTCCTATACCAATACCATGTTTAGCTTTTGTAGTATACTCACCTCTACCAGCAATTATTAAATACTCACACGTTAATCTCCATACATTAAATAAATCTATTGTGTAATATTTTAATCTATTACCATAGCTAAGTATTCTACCGTTTCTTATAGTACATCTACTATATTCATTTCCGCTCTAATTTTCAAACGGAGGGGTTGTTACTAAAGGTGTATCAATATCTAAATCATGAATTATTGATCCATTAAAATCTAATATAGTACTAGTTCCCATTAATATGTATCCTCTACAATTATACTCTCCGTTAAGTACAGTAATAGTGCTATAATTATCCAGTTTATTTACTTTATTTAATTCAAAAGCTTGTCTAAAAGCTATTGAAATATCATCATCTTCTGGATTATCAAACCAGTTAGCGTATATTTTGATAACAGAAAAAGTTCCAGTAAAAGATATACTATCAAATATTTTAGCATTACTATCATTACTTATTTTAGTTAAGCTACCATGTATAGTACCATTACTTAAACTACCACCGTCAAACTATAAAACACAATTTTCTGGAATATTTATACTAGCTTCTTTTAAATCATAATCATACTGAATAACATATATAGTATTAGCTTTATTGATCATAGCCTAAGTAAGAACATTCTTATCACCTACTATATTCTTTCTTAGATACACTCTACCTAAACCACTGAAATACTATTTATCATAAGTTTTATTTGCTAACTATAGAGTACCATTTTGTTCAGTTATATCTTCTTCATCAGCTGGAACAGCTTCATGCTATTCTACCCATTTACCAGTAGTAGGATCTGACTGATTATCAGAATTAAACTTATAATGTTTATTAGTTTCTTTACAATAAGATATATGACCATCGTCTAAACTATTTTCAGAATAGTTCTTCATATCCTATAATGTATCAAAACTATCTCTATCAAAGTTCGGCTTTTTTCCTCTGTAGTTAAAATTATCAGCTACCTGTATCATATAAAATATATTTTATAATTATCTACTGTGGATGCGTCTTTCAGTATATATACATTATATAATATACCATCTATAGTTACAGCATTCCTCTAAAATGACTCTTTTATCTCAAATTGATTTTGATCTTTTATGCTATTTATATCTCCAAATTCATTAGGATAACAATATAATATCTTTTGATAATCAGTACTAAAGCTTTTAACAAATTCTTTTGTATCTTGTAGTACATAATCTAATTGTTTTATATTATCTTCATTAATAACAAAATTATCTGATACTACACCAAAATAACATTTTTTATTATCTCCGTGATATTCTGGAATATCATATTGTACTTCGTGTCCTAATAACTTTTCTATCATATATAACATCTTTTTAACGTCTTCTAATTTTGTTTCATATTTAGAAGATTCCTATACTAAATCATATATGTAATTAGCACAGGTTAGATTAAGAATTTGGCAATCATCATAATCAATGTTATACTTTACCTATTCTTTCAATCTGCATCCATTTTTATATTCTTCTTTTATCATAGCGCACACATACCATTACAACATTTACACACTTTATTAGGAGATAGGCACTTACTACAATTATGATAATCTATCATACCTAACATTCTACTAAGATCTATGTAATGTTCAATAGCGTCTTTAGTAAGATTGTGCTCTAAAGCATACTACAATAACTATGATCTAAAATCACACATCATTATTATATGCTTCTAATGTTTATCTAAACATGTATTACAATATGTAGTAAGTAGATTTACTTTAGCTAAATATAATTCATTCTGATCTATTGCTATAGCTTCATCTCTATTACCCTCTGATGTAAGAACGCTTACTATAAAAGAAGTTTCATTATACTCAGTAATATCAACAATAACAGTATTATCCTAAGTAACAAAGTCAGATATTACATAAGTATGTTTCTCATCTTCATCAGAATACATATTCTTTTGATTTACTATTGAATCTAGATAAACCTTATGTACATTAGCCTTAGCATCTAAAGTTATAGTTATAGTATCGTTATTTAATGTTGCATTAATTATTTTCATATCTACAAAAAATTAAAAAGGCGAAGCCGAGGATAAACCTCAACCTCGCCTGGTTTTTTTAAATAAAGAAACCGTATTATGCTGCACTATTAACACCTGTAATAAATGCTTTGAGATTCTTAACAAACTGAGAAGCACTCAAGTTAGCAGATTCTTCAACATACAATTCAGTAGTTAACGGCGTAGTTTTAATGTATTGATTGTCAGGTGACAAGTACAAGTTGTCATTCTCAATAGTAATGTAATCGTAAGATGCACCTTCAGTAACATTGCGTTTAGGTTCAATGATAGGATATGCATCTGTGAATACATGACCCTTATAACCCAACATACGTACTTCCATATCACGTACTTGTTTCCAGTAACCTTTACCAGGTTTACCAGCAGTCTTAGTAATAGTTGCACCAGGTACTGCTTCAGGAACATTAGACAACAATGCACCAGGAATAGTAACATACAGAGAAGCTTCCATAGAAACTACAGAATACTCATTCAAAGAGTAAACTCCTTCATTATCATCTTTAGGAAGAGCTGTAAGTGTCAATTTATGACTTGCAAATGTAGCATTTACTCTACGATTTGCATGTTTGTTAATCTTCTTCAACAATGCGTTACCTAAATCATCAGCAGTTTCAGTTGTAGCAATTGCTTCATAGGTATGAGTGAATTGTCCCGGAGCTTCATACATGTCTTTGTAAACAATACGCAAAACATATCTGTGACCGATAACAACAGTAGCACTAGTTAAATCAATTTCGATTTTCTCTTGAACTGGTGCAACATAATCACCAATTACGTAAGAAGGTTTAGAAGCTTTCTGAATTGCGTTAGAATACTCTACAGAACGTTTAGTAGCACTAGTACCATTAGGTAAAGCGATAGTCATATTATCACCAACTACACCAATATATACTGTAGATGCTTTTACTGCACTAGCTTCATCTTTAATCAAGCTCTTATTCTCATCGAACAGAGCTACAGCACCCGGAGTAAGACTATCTACTGTAGTATAAGATGCTGGACATGTTTTACCGATAAGTACGGTATCAACTCGTGTAATCATAGTTTATATAAAAATAATTAATTGTTAGACTTAGCGCCAGTCTAGTTTGTCCTTCTACTTTCCTTATTTCAGATTTCCAGGTCAGACAAACGCATTAATTTATATTATTCCATTGAAGCAATTTCGTTGGAATAAGCATTATAATGCTACATTGGTTTAGTAGCAAGATAAATCTAGATTGCCATTTTCACAATTTCCATATGTGTATGTTCTGGCAAATCTGTATATTCTGTATTAGTAATATTACTTGAATTAATTTCAGATGGTTTAGCTAAGTATGTAATCTCATATTCACTTACTTTATATTTACCGTCTGTGTATAATATTACATTATTATCTTGAATTAACTTTAAAGGTCTAGCTTGACAATATTTTAATTTGTGTTCAGATAGTGAATTACTTAATTGTCTATCTAATGTTTCAATTGTAGATTCTAACGTATCTGTATACTTAACTATATATGCACCTAAATCGTCTTTTTCCCAGCATTCGTTAGGATATTCATCACTCGGCTATATACCAGCTGTATCTCCAAGTAATAATACATAATCATCTGGTAATTCAACAGAATATGAATTTTTAGTTCCTTTGGATATCTAAGTATTTGAATAGTTTCTTTTACGAATTAAAGTACGCAAATCATCTATACGTTTTTCTGTCTATTCAAATCCTTGAGCTTTAAAGTTAATACCTGAGTATCTTGTTTTATAAAATTTATCAATCGCCTCATTAATGAATGATATAATAGTGTCTGAGGATAGCTTATCCTTAATAACTAAATTAGGATCCATTAACTATAGCCTACGTTCAAACTCGATTTGAAATCCACGATTTGTCATAATCATTCATCTATTTGGTTTAACTGTGATTTAGTCTATATTCTCTTAGACTCAATATCTTCTAATGCTAGTTCTACAGCTCTATTAATTACTTCAAACTGCATATACTCTGGTATTTCACTCATACCATCTGCTGGTAAGTTCTCTATCTTAGTAGGGAACTTAATATAAGTAATATCTACAGAATAACTATTACTACTCATAGCTAAGTAATCATAATAGATATATAGAGTATTATCTTCTATTACAGCTACTGGATCTTCTATCCAAGGATTGTTATTGTAAGTCTTCTTGAACTTAGTAGCGTCAGAATGATCTATTAGCTTTATGGTAGCTTTTTTGTTATTGAAGTTTAATACAGCATCTACAAAGAACATTCTGTCACCATTAAATAGATTGGTAACATAACATCTATTTGAGTCTGTTTCAGTATTAGCAATAACATTTGTATCTGTATGTACTAACTTTTCTAAGTCGTGGATACGTTTTACAGATCCTTCAAAGCTAGTCTTTAAGTAGTTATTACCAGTAAACTTATTACTGATTTCTTGGTATAAACCTTGATCTAACCAGTAATCTATTTCTTCTGGTAAGAAAGCAGGACAACCCCCAAAGGCTACGCTTTGAGAGTTCTTGTCCATTGCTACTTTAAAATATGAGTGAAATTGTTCTCTAGTCATTATTTAGATTTTATTTCAGACATAATACTTAAGTAAATATCTTGATTCTTTTTGTCTTTCAAATATGCAATTACATCTTCAAGACCGTTACCAATAAGATCAGTACCAAAGTAATATGATGCTCTGTTCTTACGAATAATATTTTTACTTAAAGCTTCTTCAATTACAAAGTTAATTTCTTTATTAGGATTATCTACCCAAATTCTAATAAATCTTGCTGGATCAGCTTCTACGTTTTCACCAAGTCTAGCTTCAACCAATTCATTAGACATAGTGTCAGCTTTAACTCCAAATAGTCTAAGACATTTGCGCATATCTTCAAGACTCATCTTATCCAGTGCTCTATAAGCATCACGTTTAACTTTGTTAGCTTTATTAATTTGTTCTGCTTCAGCTTCTTTATTTATAAGTACATAATCAGTAGATGGAGTTACTTTATCAATGCCATTTGCTACTCTCTTATGTCCTAATAGGAATAAATATTGCAATTCACCTTCAGGTCTATCAGTATTAATTACTAATTCTTTCTTACCAATCTTAATTGCAAATGTATCCCAAAATGTGCTATCAGGATCTAATTCTCCTTCAGCTTTACCCATTTTCTGTTCTAGTTCTCTAGCTTTATCTCTGGTTAACCCTGTGTAACGGCTACCAGATCTTGTCCAATATGAACTCAGATAGTCAAAGCAATTGGACCATTTTACAATCCCAGTCCACGGATTCTATTTAGTTATTTTAACGATTACTTCCATAATATAATTATATACTAGATTGTTCAGTTAATATAATTTATTCAGACTTCCAAATAAATTTTAGTCTTTTTAATACTTTAGGATCTTTGTAGTTGTAACAACCTCTAAGGTGCATTCTAATTGCTTCTGGTGTAATATCATTTTTTTTAGCTGCTTCCGATATACTGATATATGTTTCTAATTTGTTACCTTCTGTATCATACTTAGTTACTTGTTTACAATGCTTACTAAAGTCACCATCAGTATTTCTATACTTTGTGCTAGCTTGTTTACATTTTTCCGACATCTTTGGTTTATAATCTAAATTAGTAAATATTTCTTTAGGATGTATAAACTTAGGAATGTCTGGATATTCAGATTTCAATACCCAAATATAAGGATTAGTTTTACTAGGTTTAGTCAAAGTTTTAGATAAAGTTCTGTATATTGAAGTTCTAGAGATTCCTGTAATATTTTCAGCATCAGTTAATGATTCATATTCTTTTAAAAATTCTCCATCTTTAGTATATTGTAATACAGCTTTAAAAGATTCTACGTGTCTACGTCCTTTTTGAGCATTACTCAATGCTTTACGCATTTCATCTGTAACTTCAAAATATTCTCCTCCAGCAGTTGTATTATAACCAATATTAATGTCTTGAGAATTAAATAGTTTAATAAAATATTTTTCTTTTTCTCTAGCTACTGTTGGGCTTTCTACAGTTTCTATTACTTCTAATCTAAATGCATCTTTACCATGCTCTTTAATTGCCTGATGCAATGGATAATTAGATCCTTCACTAGCTTTCCAACAATGTACTTTAAATCTTTGACTTACTCCAAGAGTTGTTACTCCAATATAGATCTTATTATTATTTGTATTTGTAAGTTTGTATATTTCAAATTCTTTATTCATAAACGTGCGTTTTAAGTTAATACTTATATAACGCACGTAAACGAATAAAGTTATTTTTTAAATGTGCATTTCTTACGAATAAACGCTATTAGATTCCAGCATCCATTATTAATTCCCCGCAAGCGCGCGGATCTCTTAACATGATGCCCACTTCTCCGAGGAAGTGGCAGCTGTATCCATCCTTAGCGTTAGAACGAACTTCTGTGTTAGAGTGAGCGTAACCAGCAGGAGTTACAGAACCAGCTGTACACCAGTTAACGAATTCACGATCTTTACGAACTACTTTAACAATATTGGCTTCACCATCACGACGACCCAAATCCAAGAATGTCATACGGTAAGATTCCAACGGTTTCAAAGTAACAGGATGCAACTGACGATTGTAAGTAGTGTTGTCATACAACGGGAAATACTTCAAAGTCAATTCAATACCGTTAGACATTGCATAAGTTTTAAACTGACCGCCGAACTTCAGATTATCGCCAGAACCAGTTACGAATACTGTGTCAATCAAGTTCATATTAGCCATCTTTTCTTTAAGTACACGGTCAAATTCACGCATACCCATTTCACCAGTCAAGGCAACGAACTTACGTTCATTAGTACCCAATACATTGTAAGACAGGTCAAACAAGAAGTCTTCCAACAGTTCAGCTGTCAAACGAGTATAATAACGTCTGTTAGACGGAGCAATCTGTTCCAACAAACCAGCACCAATAAATGCAGGACGACCATTTTTACCTTTCAGATTACAAGAACCATCTTTGTTTACGTTGTTCTGATTGTATACCAAAGCTCTTTCAAGACGTTTGTACCACTCACGCATTGCAACCCATTCCTGGAATGTAGACCACAAGTAAGAAGTTTTACCAGTCTTAGGATCTTTCAAAGCTACTGCCATAACTGTAGAGTAAGCAGAACCTGTGATATCATAAGACAGACGTACTGTAGTCAAATAGTTACGCATCTTGAAGTGAGTATTGTAGTTCAGGATATCAGCCTCTTCACTGTATTCTTCATAAGCAGAAGCCAAACGGTTTACTTGGCAACCAGAAGCTAAAACAGCAGGGTCAATATAAGAAGCGGGACTACCATTAGATACAAATACTGTATAAACATACAGGTTGCCATCTTGATACGGAGCGTCCTGAATACGTGCTTGACTCTTATCATCAAATTCGATAGTAGCACCAGGACCAAACCATGCATCTTCCAACCACAAAGTGATAGGTGTATTACCCAAACCTGGAGTAGAATTTTTATTAATTGCAGCACCATTCCATTTAGCGTCACGAATTGTAACAGCTCTATCCTGGTCAATCATAACACCCCATTCAAATGAAGGCTGATCAATAGTCATTACATTTCCAAGACCACCTGTCAACATATCAAGAGAAGTACTGTAACCATTATCTTTAGTACCAAATACGTATGACAGGATAGTAGATACCTCATAGGGTCTTTGCTGAGAAGCGAGACTAATCTTATTAGTGTCGATCAAATCAGAAAACCATTTACCTTTGTATAATTGGAGGTTATTAAGAATATTATTATCCATAAAATACTAGTAATTTAATTTTTTTATTTATATAATTAATTATTATGATATACGCAGTTGTCGTGCAGCTGAGAACCAAATTGGATCATCATCAGAACCCGTAGCTTGTTTTCTAGATTTAGTAGTAATACTACTAGATTTTAAACTTCGTCTAAACTTATCAATAGCTGAATTGTTTCCTTCACGTTTAGCGGCTTCAATAAGTTTGTCAGCATTCATTGTAAAGTATGCTGATTCTATCAGATTCTTAACACCACCCTTAGCATAGTCCTTTTGGTACTTTGTTTTACCGTCTGTGTCTGGCTTAAGTATATAATCCATTAAAACCTTTTTATCTTTTTCAGGGACTGTAATACCACGTATATTCTTTAAGCCTTTTATTTCGCTAACAACGTTATCATAGAATTGCTGTTGTCTCTGTAACTATTCACGATAAGCCTTTTTCTGATCCTCTAATAGCTGTTTCTTCCTTTCTTCTTTAATCTCTTTCAGATCTTCTAAAGCGTCTTGCGCTTCATCTTCAAGTAATCCAGCTTCTTCGTATCTACTTACTAACTTATCAATCTTCTTAGTAGAGAATCCCTTCTCTTTAAGTAGTTGTTTTACTACCAATTTCTGATTAGTTTCATCTTCAATGTCAATATCATCTAAATCTAATTCAGCATCAATAGTCAAATACTTCTTTAAATCTCCACCTTGTTTTACGAAATTATCTAGTGCTTCAACTTCTTCACTAGAGTATTCAGGCTTGCTATTTTCTTCAATGACATTTTGGAAGTAATTAATTAACTCATCTACATTCTTTGGTTTGTCTTCACCTTCTTCAAATTCCCAATTGAGTTTTTCAGCCACAGCATCAAAGAAGTTAGTAACAACATTTTCCTCATTGTTATCTTCAACCTCTTCTTCCTCTTCTGTTTCTTCCTCAATAGTTTCTTCTTTACGAGGTCTACCAGGCTTACGTTTTGGTTTATCTTCAATATCTTCTTCTTCGATTTCTTCTTCCTCAGTATCTTCCTCTACTGGATTTTCTTTATTATTCTTTACTTCGATATTGTTCTTTTTAATATCTTCCAATTCTTCATCGTCTAGTGATTCAAATTCATCAGCATCAACATTAACATTTTCATCAATATTTGAATTTCTAAAACCACCATCTGGATTAGGGATAAAGCTGTCTAATACAGCTTCAAATCCACCTAATGTCATTTTTTTATCCATAATTAAAATATTTAATTAGATTTATTTTTTCTTCTTTTTACCTTTATTCCATTTAGCAGCATTCTAAGCGAATATTGCTCTCTTTCTTGTTACAGGATTCTTACTGTGAGTTAGTTCTTCGGTTGTCTTTCCTGTTTTCTTTTTAGTTGCATTGAACTTACCTCTATTCTCTGGCTTTATCTTTATCTTCTTCATAATTCTAAAATTGTTTATTTACTATTGGATAAGTACCAAGTAAAGGTATCTTGTTAAACCACTTTGTGTACTATCCAGGTGTAGCAAATTGAAGATAAGCAGCTTCAATAGATCTCATATCTTTAGGTAACGATCTTATAGCTTTCTTAATCTATCTAGAAGTTACCTTATCTCCTATATTATTAATCATACCATTCTTAAACATATACTCTCTAAGAGTATTCATATAAGACTTCTATTCTGTACCTTTACTATAATAATCAGTTTTATCTGGAAATAATGGATTCTTCTATTTTGATAAATCTCTTTTTAACTCTGCAAACATAGAGTTGCTATAATCAGGATTTGAACTTTTAGCTAAATTGAAATCTACATAGTGTCCTAATTCATGTCTAGTAGTAGGATAATCTATCTCTGTAAGATTTCTATTTATCTAATACTCAAAATCATCATATCCTGCTGGCTGTCTTCTAGTAATATACCTATTTACAGCTGCATCTTTAGCCTACATTTTAGCCTTAGCATCTAACTATTTTATAACAGGATTAGGTAAATTCCAATAATTAGTATTATACTAATTAATTATATCTTCATATACTTTAGCGTAATTATCGCCGTATGTATTCTAAATCTATCTAGCTCTTTCCATATAAGCTGGATTAGAATATAGATCTTCAATTATTCTATTTCTAGATTCTATAGCATCATCATATAATTTATATGTACGAGCTTTATCTTCAGCTTCTCTACGGAATAAACTGTTTATCTTATCCTATACAGTTCTTTTTACTTCTGGTACATATTTAGAAGAGTATTTAGTTAATCCTCTAGCTATATTAGATACTGCATTACCTGCTAATTTAAATACTGGATTAAGTAAAGCTCCTTCTACATATAAACTACCTAATGGATCTGAACTTGAAACGTAGCCTGCACCTGGATTATATCCATATGTAGGATTATATGGATCTCCTTTAGGGTCAAAGTTAGTAATAGGTCTTTCACTAGTACTCTATGGTGGATCTTCATCTATAGTACCACCATCTGCATACTTCTTCCAATCCCAGTACTTCAGCTAGGGATTATTCTCCCTAGCCTACTTATACTGTTGTATTCTCTATCTAAATGCTTCACGTTCCATAATTATTTACTTTTCTTTCCACTTTTAGATGACTTTTTGCCACCTTTCTTTCCACCGCATGCCATAATTATAAATTTTTAATATAGTTAAACCAATTTTTCTTATTCTCTCTATAGGTCTTTTTACGATTTTTTATTTTATACTTATTAGTATTAATTTCGTAATCAGATTTATCTTCATTTGCGTATGCTTCCATTTCGTAAGGTATTGTATAGTATGCCGATGATGCTGGATAAGTAATAGGATTGCCTTTGATCCACTCCCATACATAATCAGCGTAATACTTTAACCAACTACCCTTATTCTCAGCCTACTGTAAATGTATATTTTCGTGATTCCAAGTAGTAGTTTTAATATCAGATTCTTTCTTTTTAGTCAAAATATATCCACACCAACTCATTGCAGAGTATCCACTAAAAGGATAATGATCCATATGTTTATACTGCACTTTGTCTTTATTCTTAGTAGTAGTAAATAATTGCTTTACTAACCACCACGTTTCTTTAAACCAATTCATACTTACTTAGATTTAGATTCGCCTACTACCTTATTCCTTAAAGCTGTCTTTGCCTTTAACTTCTCTCGTTCAAGCGCAGCTTTATCAGACATACGTTGCAACTCAGTTTCATGCTTCATTCTATCTTTTTCAAGCTGTATCTTCTTATTTTCAGCTTCTCTCTTCTACTCTATTTCTCTACGCTTATTATTAAGTTCTAATTGTTTAGTAGCAATATCAGAATTTATCTTCTACTATTCTAATGCTTGCTTTCCTATTTCAATTGGATCAGGAATTCCATTCATATCTTGATCCATATTCTCAGCACCACGATAAGAATTAATTTGTGCTACAGTAATTTTAGTAGCATTATCTTGTTCTGCTTTATATCTGTCTTGATCTACTTTATATTTTTCAAGATCCAGTTCAGCTTCCTTAAGCATAAGTTCTTCTTCTTTAAGCTGATTCTGTTGTTCTGCCATCTGCTGTTGAGCTTGTTGTTCAGCCTGTTGCTGTTGCTGCATCTGTTCCATTCTTTTCTGCTCAATTTCCTCAAGTCTATTCTTAATCATACTCATATTATCTAAAGTAATGATTTCAGCAATATCTAATAGACTAGCACCATTCTACATAGCAGGTTGTAACAGTTGCTTTAATTGATCTATATATTGTTGATTCTTAGTACTATCATCTACAAATATATCCATATCTTCATAGAAGAAATTATCAGATAATTGTACAAACGCTCTGGTAGCATCATCTAATATATAATTCAAGTATCTCTTATTATCTTTCCAAGCTGCTTTAGAAGTATTCAATAGCATTGTTAATACTCTTCTCTTCACCTAATTATGATTCCAGAACCAAGGTTCAGTAATATGATAAGACATATTAACAGCAGTATTAGCGTTACTTACTAATTCACTAGCAGCAATCTATCCTTGTCTCTGTGGAGTAATACCAGTAAGTTTAGCTACCATATCTTCAATCTTCTGCATCAATTGAATATACTCAGCTATTACATTACTCATAGTTAAGTCCCAAGAGGATAACTAGTTGAATTGAGATGGTTTACCTCCTTCACGTCCTGGTATATCCCATCCTTCATCATAAGGATTAATAAAAGCTACACCTAGTGCACTTAAGTAATGCATCCACTTATTAACATCAATGTTCATAGATTTAGGTATCTAAGTAATATCCATTACTGCTACTTTACCTTTATCTCTAGATAATGCTAACTCAAGTCTATACCACACTACAATATACATATACTGTAATGGTTTCATCATACTTACTAATGATCTAGGTTTACTATTAGTATTATTATATACTACACCAGTATAAGGTAATTTCTGTGAATTAGGATTATCGGCAGATATGTGTTGATATTCAATAGGTTGAATTCCTATGTACATATCATCACCAATTCTATATCCTTCCCATACTTCAATAATCCAATCCCATTCTACAGATTGTTCAGTACCTGTTACTTTATAATCTTCATCTACTTGAAATTCTTCAGCTTCTCCAGTTTCTGGATTTAGTAAAGTAACAAATCCTATCTTTTTGAAAGACTTCCAACAGCAATGATATACTACTATATGATCTATATCAAATGGATTATCTGTAAAACTATTAATTTTGTGTAGTTTAATAGATTCATAATCTATACTAGTCTTTCTTATCTCTGGATTATTACCAGCTCCGGGTCTTTGATCAATAAGTTCTAATAATTCATTTAGTTGTCTTTCAGACATTTTATCATAGAATCTATCGTATATCTCAGTAGCAGACATAATCATCTTTCTACGACACCATGCGGCATCATCTATGAATTCTAAGTCTAAAGAATGCTCATAATCAAAGTACATAGGGTTTACTCTTTCTACATAAGGATCTCCATTGATTACACCTACATAGTATATTTCTTCTCCACCTATTAAAGCATCTTTCCAACCTTTATAAAACTCATGAGTAAGATTTAATTTTCTCTTTAGAAATTGTAATGCATGATAAGCTTCAGTTTCTGCTATATCTTTATAATCTTTCTATAGATACTTAGCTATAGCTTCTGGAGTCTAGATTTCTCCTGTAGCTAATGCTTGTTCATATCTAGCTGCTTGTTCTGGACTTAACTTACTTGCTATAGTAGCTTGAATATAATCCATTAACATTTCTTTAGCTTTTTCCTACATTTCACTAGCAGCTATATCACTTGTACGTTGTGGATGAAAATTAAAAGGTCTCTTAGTTTCTTCACCAAGTAACTGATCTACATACGGTTTAATGATATTATAATCCTATGCCATAGCAGGAAACCCATCATCTTGTTTAAATGGATTGGTTACATATTTAAGATCCTTTTCATTATATATGCTATTATATAAATCATAGTAAGTCTACATCTCGTCAGATCTAGATCTACCATTACCACCAAATCCTGAATCTCCAGCGCCTACTACATAGTCTACGCAGGCTTCTTTCCAGGCTTGTGTCTTCTTTGACATTGGTAGTTTCTGTGCAGGGAAACTTTTAGTATTCTTCATAGTTAAAATGTATATACATTATCGTCATTAGAAAATACTCTAGGAGTATCGTCATTGAACCAACTCTGCGCAAAAATTGGTCCATCAAAGAGCATCTTCTATTTGTTTTCTTTTTCTTTCTTTTTAACAACTACATTATATAGTTGTTCTCTATATATCATAACCTACATCAACGCCATCACTCGGTCAAAGTTACCTGTATCATTATAGCTTATTAGCTCTTCTAATAGCGGCTCTGATAGTATCCTAGTTAGGTTTTTCTTACCTGGTGCATACTCTTCATTTAACCATTCTTTTATCATACCTTCACCCCATTGCTTTATCTACTTATTCATGTGACAACCTTTTCTTCTTTGTACTTTAGAATTACTAACTATATCATTAATAATATCAGGTTGATCAGCTAATAAGTAATCACAATGCTTAGCAGTAAAGTAAGGGAATAGACCTTTGCGTTCATTTTCATACATTATACGTGCATTGTAGTATAATGCTAACTTACGTAAATTCTCATAATACTCTTCAGCTGTTGCAGGTCTACCAGTATATTCAGCTACTATAATATCATAATACTCTTCAAAGTTCTAAAACCTCTTATATACTATAGATGATCCTAATGAATTAGTACCAGACTAGTCATGATCATAAGGGTCTACACCTATTATATATAATCCAGCTGTTGCATCTTTAGCTGGATGTTCCCATATAACTATTGAACCAGTAGGATCATCATCTTTACCAAGTGGGTACTTGGTAACATCACCATGTTTCTTAGGTATCCATTTGATACTACCAGACTCATCAAATATTAAATCACCCACTTGTTTATGATTCTATAACTAAGTATTAGTACGAATAAGTCCTAATTGCTCCTGTAATTCTTTCTTAGGAAATATATTACCGTTAAATTCTAGCATTGCTTCTTGTGGAGTAATAGGACGCTCTGCAACATAACGGTCTATAGCTGTAGTATTAGTAGCTGTACTTATTACCTTTCTACGTTCATCTAATATAAATTCAAGGGAAGGTTTAGTAATAGTATTACCATCATCATCCATGTATATTCTATTACCATCATCATCTCTAGTATCTAGATTAGTATACTATGGAACAAAGAATCCACACAATTTATCTGTAGGTGTACTATCCCATATGTTCTCAAATCCTAAACAATTGTATCCCTCTGGATTATAGAACATATCTTTCATAGTTTCAAATGCAGAGCCTTTGTCACCACCAGTTCCCCATACAATCATAGTACCAAACGCTACACCATCTTGTTCTACAGATGGTCTAGCAATTTGCCACGCAGCACCTAATTCTGAGAATGAACCTCCTTCTTCAAATAGAATTAATTTGGCACGTTTACCACGTACTACATCAGGATTATCTTTCAAAGTAACGCCAATAATCTCTGACTTATAACCCATTTCTACTTCATTGCCAAATTCATCTTTAGTCCAGAATCCAGCTCGTTTACGCATAGTACTGTTAACAGATCGTTTCTTACCCCAAGCTGTATTTTTATCTATAAAGTCCATATAGTCCCAAGCTTTAGTAAGAATACCATCTTCAGTAAGATACTGCTTATTAGAAGCATATATGTATGTTTTACTATTAGGTATTAGATAATAATTACGACATGCCATAGCTCCACCTTTGTAACTATATCCTTTACGACGTGATTTAAGTAGACATATATGTTTTCCTTTATCTTCTGCTTCTTGTACTGCCTAGAAGTAGAAATAGTCATAATCATAGAAATCTGGAAATGTTACTACACTATCTCTTTTTATTTTAGTTTCTCCATTAGGTAGTTTAGTAATAGTGTTAACTATACGTTGCATTGGACAAAAGTTAATATAAAAATAGTTATACCCAGTGATGTAATCTCCATCCTCTGCGGTATAACCATTAATGCAACGATCTCTCTATTCGTCCCAGTATTGAAAGTATTCTGACGAACCAGCTGGATATAAACAATAACGCCCTGTAGTTAAAAACTACAGAGCTGGCTATCTAAACTTATCACTATTTATTATTTTCTTCTAGAAGTCAATCATAGTTTATTCTTTAATTGGTCGCCCTACCACCGAATCGAACCCGGACCTAGAGGGTTAGAGCCTCTCGTGCTACCACTACACCATAGGGCAATATGCCAGGGAATATTTAATGTCTGTCCCTGTCAGACCTCTCTATCAGTTCAACGAGATTATTTCTTAAACAAACTCTTTAGCCAATGAATAGTACGCTTGATAATACCTTTCTTCTTAGGTTCAGCTACTGCTTCTTTCTTATATTCTTCAACCAAAGATTCACCGGCTTCTTTAAGATAAGCATCTGCTTTTCGTTTGTTATCAATTTCTTTTTCAAGCACATCACAAATTTCTTCAGTGCTATTGCATTTTGTTAAATCAAGTACTTTCTTCATAGTTTCTTTATTTATATTCATATAACGTACCTATTAATTTATTGTTATAAACTTGTGTATAATTTGCACAAATTAAGCTAATTCATAAGGATTAATCTGAGCATCTCCACGTACTTTAGTAGTACTAACTTCTTCAGCTTTAACTGCCTTTTCGAGGAAATCTAGCGTTTGAAAAGTAGCTTTTACTTTTTCCATACCAGCTAATAGATCTTTAATCTTCTTTTCATCCAATTGCTCTTCTAGAGAATCTTCGTAATACTTACTAATAGTATCTACTTTGTTTCTCATACTATCCAGCATCCTCAGATTCCTAGTGTATATTAGCTTCTTATAATCATCTTCACAAGACTTTTCTTCTACTGTAAGATTATAATTCTTATCACCAAAGTATAACTGCTTAAGTTTCTTTTCTCTGATATCTGGTTCTAGCTGAAGTACATATGGAGATTTAAAATACCACATAAGTACTATATAACTTATTACATTTGTAGCTTGTTGTTTATCTGGCTTATCAGCCTCCCACAACTTTTTAAAGAACGGGAGACCTAAAGCATCAGGGTGTATTACTACTTTACCACCGTTTATATCAAATAGTTTCATCGTATGGGTTTACAACAATCACAGCATAATCCTTCGTTATTAATTTCGCTTTGCTTACTAGCTTCATATTTTTCTAGTCTTACAAAGTAATCTTCAAATAATTTTCCCGGTACTAAAAAATATTCTGTTTTATTGTATCTATCTTCAATACCATAAAAACTGATTATTATATCTCCAGGTTTAGCTGTATATTTATGTTCACCATTAATATATACTTCGCTCTCTTCTTTTATACAATATGCATTTCTAAGAAGGCTGTTAGACCCCAATGGTGCTGGATTCAAATTGTTATCTAATTCAATAGGATAACATTCATTACTTATTAAAACTTTCTTCATAATTACTCAATTACTTCTTCAACACTAGGTTCAAAATTCTCTGGCATGAATTCTTCAGGATGCTGAGCTCTATATTCTTCTTCTGCTTTAGTATTAGTAATAGCGTCTAATAGTTGATAGAATTTCAATTCTACCGCTTCTTGTTGTTCAGCAGGAATCTGATTAGTGATTAATTTATTCATTAACTCCTTCATTACATCCTCTGTGAATTCTCCTTGGACAATATCGGTCTTATATCTACTATCACCGATAACCACTTCTATAAAACTTCCAACCCCTGATGCACTTACTGGAGTAATTGTAATATTTAAATTTTCCATAATTATTCTTTTACTTCTTTAATTTCATTATTTTGTTCTGCTGTAGCTTCTCCGAATCCTTTTTCTCCTCTTTCTGTTTCACTCAATTCTTCTACCAAAGTAGGTTCTAATATAGAACAAGGAACAATGACTAACTGAGCAAATGGTTCATCTGTAGTATATACTGTAGGAATAGCATCTGTAGTTACTTTAAATTTAGCCATCAACTCTCCACGATAATCAGAATCAATCACTCCAATACCATTACACATAATAATAGATCTTTTAGAGATAGATGATTTCATACAGATAAATCCAACATATCCTTCAGGAATCTCTACCGCTAAATCAGTATGATATACAAGTACTAACTTTCCGCTATTATCTACTTCTTGAGTAATACGAGTAGCATACAGATCCAATCCAGCATCTCCTGCTGTAGCTCTAGTAGGCAACTTACCTTCAGACTTCTTAATCTCTTCTGTACCGTCTTCTTTCTTTACTGAGTAATCTAACTTTTTAAATTTCAATTGTTCCATAAATCTTTTTCTACTTTTCTATAACCTTCTTCTAAAACTTCTACTATCTCTTTAATTATTTCATTCTTAACTGCATCAATACTAAGATCTTGTGTAACTTCTTTAGAGTGTACAATTCCATGAGTAATACCTTCTTCATTTTTACGTATGAAGTGAACGTGTAAAGTAGGATTACCAATACGGTTTTTATTTACATCTATATCCTACGTTTCCCACCAGATAGCTTCTAAATTATTCATCTTGTTCAATATCTTTTGTATTAATACTAATTGCTTTACCATGATGAAATCCCCAATCTAAGAATACTGTATTACAAAGTACATGATCTATATGAGGTAGTCCACTTTCAGGATCTATTAATTCTCCTTTGTCTATAGCAGTAAGATGTCTTAGTAATGCTGCTTTATATCTTTTCCAAAAATCTGGAAGGTTTTGCCAACTGTTATCTGAGTATTTCTGAGCTCCGTAAGTAAGTACCTTACTAATATTCTCAACTACATCTAATGGAACTAGATCCATTCTTACTTTACCACAATCATATTTCTTACCATCATTCTCCATCTTCAATATACTTATTAGTTAAACAGTTGTACAATCCTTTTATCTGTAACCGCCTAGTTTCAATATTATCTGTGTCTTTTAGTTTAGCTAAACCTTCTAGAATGTCATCTAGAAATTCATTATATGTTAACGAATAGTCATTTATCTTCTTATCCGCAACTTCCATTAATTCCCTTAACTCTTCGCTGATATTAGAACCTAATCGTTTAGTATTGTTCTTCTCAAACTCCCATAGAGCTAATGAATCTTCTTTACTTTGTCTTTCCATATTCTTTCATTACTTTAACAAAACATCCAGCAACCCAACCAACTAAGTAAGCATATCCTTCATTGCCACCAGTTGAAAAATCTTCATTATTCATACCTGTAATTTCAAAGTAATAGTCAGAAATGTGAACAGATTCATGGGCTATGTTAGCACTATCTACTAACTCTGGCTTATATATTATACACAGTATTCCAGTAAAATAGTTAAAGTTTTGAATAACAGGTCTACATTCAGCTACTACATCATCATGATAAGCATTGGTCATTGCATCTTGAGCATTTTCTAGTATCTTATTGAATTCTGGAGTAATCTCTAATATAGAGAACTTCTTGCATAGAAACTGTATATCTTCCTCACTCTCTACTATAGCTATCCAAAGTGTTCTAGGATACATATTATTAAACTTTCTTAGTATCATATTCTTAATAGTCTACTGTCACTAATTGCTACATACATCTGTATATTGTTAAGTAATACAGGATCAAAGTAAATAGAATCTAACCAGTGAATTTTATAATTGGGTGTTAAGCATTCTTCAATAAACTGTCTCATTTTATTTCTTTATATCTCTTTTTTAATTTAAGTTTAAATAAGTAAGCAAACATAATATCTTTAGTATCTTCATCATTTGACATTACTTCTTTAGCAAACTTAAATGGACTATTGCATATTACTTCTATAACAGGATAAGGTAAATTATATTTATTTGCCAGACTTGAGTAAATTGATATCTTTTTTTGCTGTTGCATTTATATAATATTCACTAGTTTCTAACTCTGTTAAAGATTCTCTGATAGTATTAGGTCTAATAGAATTTATTATTACTATAATATCAGATTCATCTAAATCGTGATTTCTGTATAGTATATCAGATAATTTCTTGATTTCTTTATTAGAGTAAGGTTTCTTTGGAACAAAAGAAGTTAATTTCAGATTAGAACGTAAGTTAAAGAGATGTCTAAAATATCGTACTAACCTATTACTTCTATTCTCTACATGTACTATATGCCCATTATCAAAGATCATATAGAAATGTTTATTATTTATTTTATTATTCATTTACTCTTAGTATTAACGTTATTTGCACCCTATCTTTTATTATCTCTGGAATTAGTATCTTATTAACTACTAATTCATCTTCTGCTTTTCCCTGTACTAAAAGACCCTCTTTCTTGAACTTACTTATATATCTACTTAAGTTATCTGGAGTAATACCCATAGTACTTTTAATCATTCTGCGATTGTCAGTATTAGCTACATTTTTACTTACACCAGGTATTGGAGTAAAGTTCACATCTAATTCAACGAACTTAGTAAGTAACTCCAATTCCCTGTTTGTAAGTTGTAGTATACCATTTAAAGCGTTAAGGTATTCATAGTAAAGATTGCCTTTATTAACAGTCTTTACTAATTTATTCATCTAACAAATCTTTAATACTATTAAGAACTTTATTTAAATTATGGTATACAGTTTCTGCTTCTACTTTAACACACTGTTGAACATTGCCTTCATTATAATCCTTCATCAATTCGTTATAATCTTTGGTATATGTATCAATCAAAGTATTAACGTATTCTTTTACTTTCTCTAACTTATTGCAACAGCATTCACATTCATCCACACCTTCTTGTGCTTCTTCACTGTACCAAATTACATAATCTTTATTGGCTAATTCTTCCATAGTAGAAGAATCAAATGCCATTGAAGTATAAGTTTCTGTATCTGATACTACTTCAGATTTCTGAAGTTCCCACAAGTTTAAATCTTCAACTTTAGTAAACACATCACCTTTTTCAGCGAAGCTAAAATCCTTAATTACTTTGTATCCTTCCATATGTCTAACTTTTTATTTAATATCTTTTGTTTAAATTCTTGTATTCTGTTAAAGTTCTTCTTACACTCTTCATAACCATCAATTCTACCTTGGTCATAACCTTCTTTCTTTCCTTGACGATAAGTAAGAGTACCAAAACCAATAATACTCACAAGTACTATTATTATTGTTCCCATAATGCCCTTAAAACGTATTAATATAATAAGTGTTTAAAATATTTAACATTTATTAAGGTTTAGTAAAGTAATGACAAAAAGAAACCCTGCTTTGATGGCAGGGTAACTTATTCAACAAGGTATTATGATAGCTTATTTAACGACTTTAGCTACAACGTCGTATGGTTTAACTAATTGTGAGTCTTTAAATAGATCAAAGTCTTTAGCAAATTTCTTAGGGTATACTATAGTATCACCAACCTTAATGGTACTATCAGTACCGATTGGAATAGATAGAACAATACCTTTTGCAAAATCTGATTCAACTTCTTTAGTATGAGTCTTTACTTCATACTTATTAAAACCTTCTTCATCCTTTTCACCAGTAGGAATTTGCTCTGTATATTCTTTAGTAACCATGATAGGAGCTAAAGGTTTTACCAATATATCTTTTTCAAAACTATATTCCAATCCGTTTACCACTGTTTCTAGTACTTTATCTTCCATAATATTTACTTTATAATATCTATTAACGCAGTAAGTAAAGTAAGGTTACTCATCTATATGATTAAATTTGCGCTTAAATATATATCCTTTATGACATATATCCATTCTATCTTTAAAGTTAGCGCAATTCATATTATTAACAAACGCACAACCCACACAACAACCTTTACTAAGTTCAGGAGTAGCTATATAAGTTTTATTCCTGAAAACATACTCAATTCTATCTGCTTTTTTTTGTTCGTTCTTTTCCATAGTAATACCGTTTTAGGGGCTACCTTTTTTATTCAACGACCGTCAGAAAGGTAGCTAAACTGAGCCTACTTACGATTAGGATTCCCTGGTGCGCTTCTACCTTATGGTAACTTCTTTAAGCGTGGAATGTACTACGATCCCGTGTACTTAGGGCACATTACTTTGTTAATTTATTTAGTATGATATAAGCTAGACATCCTAACATACCTACTAAACATAGTGCAGTAAATTCTGTCATTTAACTGTATTTATTTCTTTCTTAAACTGTTTATATAAATCTTCAGAAAAAGTATATTCTATTTGTCCTGGTAAAGTAAAGGATCTATAATTATCATTTAATTTATAGTTCTTACTTATCTTACTTAAGTAAAGACAATTAGAATACTGTTGATCTCTTTGTCTTATAAAGTAGTAATTCATATTTATACTGTATTTAACTGTATTTACTGTATACAGTAACGTATATTTAACTATATTGGTTATTATTATTAACATTTATTATGAATATTTATTTAAGTTTAATAGCTATTTTTTAACATTATTTAAAATAAAAATATATAAAAAATTTTTTTGGTGAAGAAATCTGCGTGTGGGAAGCAGCAAAAATTCACACCCCTCTACCTTGTATCGGAGTGGAACACCCCTACGGGCTTGTATCTGTTGGGCTATTCCACACAAGTAACAAGTAATCAAGAAAGGAGAAAAAATCATGTTAAGCAAATTGATTTCGGCAGAAAAAAGAACTCGAACTAATGGCGATGAGTTTTACGTGTGTACATTTAGTTATTCACAAGGCGCTAAGGATGCACCTACATTCATCACGATTGGAGGTGTTAAGGTATTGAACCCCCAAGCGGCTGCAATACGCAACATTAATCTTGTTAAGTGTTTGTTTCCCACTGAGGACGAAACTGCGAAAGCATACAAGAAAAATCTTGACCGATTTATTAAGTGTATGGAAAGCGATTCAAAAACCTTTACAACGAAGAAGGGAGAAGTCGTTAAGTTATCTGATTGTGAATTTTCATTACCGTTGGTATACAAGACCTTGCCGGTTAGTGAGGTATTAGGTGTAAGTAAAATTTACTACGCTGATGCAAATGGTGAACAAAAGGAATTAACACAACTTAATGCAGTTGGGTATTCACGTCTTGAGATGATTGTTGACGAAAAAACGGGCGAAATTACTGATTATAAGGACTCAAATGAATGGGATAATGACCTTAACGGAGGAACTTATATTGAAGTAATTACAAGGAACGCAAATGCAAACATTGCTAACGGTTCATATTGGTATGAGAAACGTGTCAATAAACCAGAAGCAAACGAAAGCGTTGGTAATCCTGTTTCAGAACCTGAAAAAACTCAACAAACTGATGACGAGGACGATGACGAGTAAACCTAATATATAGCTCTTGCAGTCTAACTGTGGGAGCTATGGTTTACCGTTTCAAACCAATTGAGTCACCATTATAGCAACTTTCTAAATTTATTTTTTATCAAAAAAAACAATATATATGGATAAAAGACAAAAGAACAATTTAATGACAACTATAGCATTAATTGTTGTATTTGGTCAATTTATTTTGTGGATAATATTATTACTATTAGATAAAGTATGATAAAGCTTATAAATAATATAACCCAAATTATAATATTATTAGGATGTTGTGCTATATCAATATTTATATTATTTGTATTAATTACGTTTATTAAAAATGTAGACGATTTGGCAGCAATAACAAATATGTATGACTATATACGTATGCAAAATATAACGATAAAGATTGATACAATATTATTTACAGTAATAGTAATATCCTATCTTAATAGAATTAACAATACTATCTAGATTTGATTATCTTTATAGTAACTAAACAGAAAACCAGCGCTGTAAAGACTGGCATTTTTTCGTTTAACTTAATAGTTGTAGGTACATATACTTTAAACCTTCAAATATTATGATTTAAAAACAACCAACCCTAGGTGAGTGGAAGTTCCACTTTTAAAAGTCCTAGGTTGTCCTAATGCCCAAGGGACGTAATAAAAGCGGGCAAATTTATCTATTTGGTTATAGATAAATCAGAAGATACTCAAAACTAATACTCTATGACATAGGAGTATAAACTAAACTTGGTTAATCACTAGGAGTGTCTAAGTGTTGGCGGCTCGGAAAGACGAGCAATTCAAAAACTCAATAACTTCCCAAGACATTGAGGGCACCAGTTTCTTTATTATAAAACGCGCGCAAACTATCTAATAGATGTGAGTTGCTGCTCATAAAGTTTTAGGTGTAAAGTGCTAATAGTTTATTTCTATATTGTAAGGATACAGCCATACTATCCTTTACTTTATTATTACTTAACCATACACTACAGTCTGTGAAGATAGTAGTGTTTTAAACTGATTATTAACTTAAATTAAGATAAAATGAAATGACTAAATTAATCAAACCAGTAATGATAGACAATATAATACGAAGTGGAGTAGTATTGAAGTCTAGAAAAGCTTACAAAGAAATAAGCAAACTTGAACTTACAAATCTATGTGCTGTAAGAGCACATGATAATAGAAGTAGTTGCGCTTATTATAAACCTTGTGCAGATATATCTATGTGTAAACTTTGTTTCTTAAATGCTAATAATTATTTGAATGTTTTAAAGTATATAAAACATAATAAAAACAAATTCCCATTAAAATCAACATTATGAAAACAAGAAAACACTTTATCAGAAAGTATGAACTCTTAGCAAGATGTATTCAAACTAACTTGGAGTTATTTATACTACAATAGTAATGCAACCATAGACAGTGGCAAGCCTGTAAATGCAGAGCCAACTACATGTAGTATTAGTACTAATTTTTAATTTAAAACAACTAAAGTATGAACTTAGAAGATATCAAATCGTACAAAGATGCGTGTAAAATCATTAATCGCAAGCCTAGACGTTATAGAGATAACCATATAAACACATATGAACAACTATCTACAATTACGGCAGCTGTCAATTATATTGAAACAGGTACGCAGTGGAAACATATAGTAAAACCAAATAATAAATTCTACGAGATTTATTATTGGAAAACATTCAGCACTAACTCAAATGATGAATCAGATAAGGGTCTATTCCGTCTTTATTCCTATTATGGGGTTGGTGCTTCCGCTGCTGGTGTCGGTTCTGATTTACGATTTGCAACAAGTCGTGGTGCAGAATATGTTAAAACAACTTTTGAAATACTATTACGTCAGTGGTTTGATCCTGATTCTATTAAATAGTAAGGGACAGCATTAGCTGTCCTCTTTATATGTTTAATCAATAAACTAAAAAAAGATATGACATTAGAACAATTTCAGAATCTTAAAATCGGCGACATAGTAGTAGCTAAATTAGTTAACTCAAAACAAAGTCGCGTTAACCCTGTTACTAATATTGACAGAGGAAATCTAAAACTACACATCGGTAAGAGTGGAAAATGGCGTAGCTATTTGCAATTTGAAGTATTAACTGCGGATTACGTAGTTAAATGGATCAAACGAAGAATAGATAGTAAATCATCTCCTCATTTTACCATTGAAGTTAAAAGTGATACTGAAGTAACATTTAAAGTTCATAAAAAAGTACAATTCAATCAATGAAAAAGTTAACAGAACAACAAAAAGTCAGAAGGCAAATATTATTTAATATGCCTTATTTATTGCTTACGTTTCTTATTAAAGAAAAAGTATTAGATAGCTTTTTAGACGGCAGTAGTAAATATGTTCACGATAATAAAATAAACATAGAACCGTTTTATACAAAATTAAGAGTTCCTGATATGGCAATTGAATGTACACTTATATGGAGATATACAAAAGAAGGACATATTTTTTGGAAAAAACTTAATGATAAGTATAAAAGTATATGGGAAATGAACGATTCTGGCGCATTGTTATTACTATCAGATTATTAATATACTTGTTAATATTATTAGCAATAGTAACGACAATAGTATTTGTAGCAAATAGTATTTAATCAATAAATAATTATTATGCAAAAATTAATGTATTTTTTATTTGGACTCATAACTGCATTATTTGCAGCTGTGATGATTATTGAACATCAAGGAATATATTTCTTTGATGAAGAAGTGTATGGACTGTTATATACCGATTATTGGAATTATTGGTATTACTCTAAAGTAGTGATAATCGCACTATTTATATTCTGCGTATTATCTTTTGTATATACACTTGGTAGTGGATATAAAGATAAAGACGATGGATACAAAGAAATCAAACCAAGCTAATTTAGCAGATATATGGTGGGATAAATTTGAAAACTGGTATGAAACACATCCAGTAACAAGAGTATTAATTGTAATAGATGCAATATTAATAGCATTTATATACTTAGTATTAACTTAAAACATTATCAAAATGAGTGAATTTTTATTATTACATGACAATGAATCAGGAGAAAAGCCAGCCGCTGTAAGAAAAAGTATTATCTCTTCAATTCTTCCATCAGAAGATTATTCAGAAGGATCAGCTATCTTCACTAAACTTGATGACGGAGAAACTATGATTCTCGAAGCAAAAGAGTCAGTAGAAGAGATTTATAACATGTTAAACGATTAAACAACATTTATCAAAAATGAAAAGTAAATACGTATTTTGGCTAATTGCAGCAATAGCAGCATTAGCAATTTTTATCAGTTGTGCAAGACCTCGTAGTCCTAAAGAAAAACAAATCCCTGAAACGGATACAATTGAACAAGTAGTAGCACCAACAGTACAAGAGGTGTTACAATGGCGTGAAAGTATGAGATTAGACAAGTATGTAGATAGTGTGTTCTTGGTTATGCCAGAACAAGTACTAACTCAAATACTTGTAACTAAAGGTACAGATTTATCAAATCATGAAATTGTTTCTATTTATATTAGTAACAAAGACTTTTATGATAAATTAATAAAGAGGAGTATGGATATACAAAAAGAATATATACCAGATAGTATGCCAAGGTCCTCATTACCACAACTTAATAGTGACTCAATTCATGCCGCAGTACATTAGAAAGTTAGTGTTAAAATAGAACTTTAAATCTCATTATACAAAGCTGTATTAGTTCGTGAGAATAGATGCAGCTGCCTCCTTACTGTGAGAATCAGTGACAAACATGTGGGGCTTATATCTAATCATTTTAGAGGGCAGTATTACTGTCGTCTGAAGGTAGGTGGAGGAGATTAGTATTAGTGCAGACGTTAAAACCATGTACTCCAATAAGATTAGTTTGACAGCTATATCTGCTTATGAGTTAAAACTAAGTGAGAGTCATTTTAATTAGTATTTCAATTAAGCTGTATTAGTGTAGAAGTTACACAACGATGTGAATCGTCAAGCCTGCAATATACTGCAATATATTGTATAAACTGTTACATACCTTCTTTATTTACTGTAAGCGTACAGTAAAAATGTGTGTTAATATATAATTAAGATTGATAAAACCATCTAGTTGCAGCTAGACGTCCTCAAAATATTGTATAATTAAAACTATTAAATATGAAAGAATGAATATTTTTAAGAAAATCAAACTGAAAATCAGTAGTTACAGAAGGCTAAAAGCCTATCATAGTAACATCAAGCGACTTGCTGAATTAGAATTATTAGATAATCCTAAACGGCAGAAAGAAGTTGCATTACGTTCACAATGTTTAATTCATGGGCACAAATGGAAAAATGAGCCTAATAACAATGAATTAAATATTCCTATTACTAAAAGAACTTACTGTGAAAGATGCGGTAAGTACTATAGTCAAGAAATTTATAAACAACTTTAAATTCATATCAAATGAAATCTTTAAACTTTGTAATTATTGGAATCCCTGCATCAATCAATCAGGAAAGTATTGTAACAGCAGTAGCTCTTATGGCTAAAAAACTTGGTTTATCAGAAGTACATACAGAAATACTTGAAACAAGTAAATTTGTAACTAGTTCTTCAAATAAACAAATGATTGAAAACATCTTGAAAGATGTTATTACTGTGTGTACAGCAGCTGGTCTAATGAATATCGCTGCAATTAATGCCAATTTTTGGAAATTAATTGAAGATGGTAAGTTAACTAGACCACAAATTGAGATGATGCTGGATGAAAAAGAAGTTACAATCGAGTATCTCAACAAAAAGGGATGCGCTTATATCTTTGACCTTTTAGTACAAGCAATTAGAGTGTTATAATCATGGGAAAGACCTATAAAGAATCTCATTTTCCAGGTTCTAAGCAATCAGGAAAAGCAGCTGAATATCAGTCTAAAAAGAGAGTTAGACATTCTAAAATGCAACCGTATAAAAGGGAAAGAGCTATTGTTTAACTAAGAATTACTAATTAAGTAGTTATGATAGAATCCAATCAACACAGAAGGTTATAACGCCAGACCCCTAAAGGTGATTAATACCTACGGACTATACAACGGTCAACCTTATTTAAGGTCAGGAGAAGGAAAAGGGCTAGCTATCAAATAAGGCGTACGAATAGATAGTATAACTTTCTATTTCTTTATTATTATGTGGACAAAAGAAGAACTAGAAAAGAAAACAAAAGAAGAACTAGTAAACATTATTATTAAAATGCAGATAGATATTCGAGAAGAAAGAGATGAAATCTATCGCAGACGTTTATTAGATACTTTTTAAAAATTATTCATTCACTTAAATAAATCAATTATTAACAATTAAAATCAAAAGAATTATGAAAAATTTTATGAACTTTGTAGGAATTATGTTAGGTGCAGTAATGTTGTGTGACAAAGCAACTGATGAAAATTACAACTTTGAAGCTGGTATGAAAAAACAAGAAGAAAAAGACGGTAAAGTTGAAGCATCAGCAGTTACTGAAGCAAAGAAACAGATCCAACAAGAACAACTTGAACGTGAATCTCGTGAAGTAAAACGTAGAATTCAGGATTGTGAAAAAGCTGTTTCTAGAGCAGAAAGATACGGACGTTTTGCATCAAAACACAAGAACATTATGAAAGACTTTTCTGAAGGACTGAAGAAAGCTCAAGCTGAATTTGAATCTACAGGTGATTACAAAGCTTGGGACAAAAAGTATTCAGAACTTACAGACAAGAAAGATGACGCTATCGCAAAAGCGAAAGAAGAAATCTTTGGTTCAAGATACGAAAATATCTATCTTTAATCAACATCCAAATTCTAAATGCTTTTATGCTAAATAGAATAAATGTGAACCCTGCAAACTATATAAGTCGCATTGTCGCATTGAGGAGTTCGGGGCAACATGAACTGAATTGACAGTTCTATTCAATGCTTTTATGCTAGTAATAGGATATTATGCCTACTGATCATGTGCTATAAATAGATCATTCTTTATTTAAATGCTTTTATGCTAACAAATAAAGGATAGTCTCATAGACGAAAAACAGTAAGTATATCAAAATACATATACATATAGTACTTTATGTCTATATTTCAATCGAGTCTCTAGCTTGCTAGATGAGCACTTGGTATAATATGTATTCTGTCAAAGACTATAAATTCTAAAGTAATAGCAGCTTTATGCTATTATATACTAGATTTAATGCTTTTATGCTCATAATCAACGGTATGTACTATTACTTTAGAATTACATATTAAGTATAGAGAGTTTGATCGCTCTCTATACTACTAAAAGAGTATATTGCACTATTATATCAACCCAATGATATATGAAAACTCGTGTATGATGTATATCTCTCTAATTGAGGCGTTATCCGATCTGCCAGGATATGAAGGCGCAGAGGTGTGCAAAACTCTTTATATTTACAACTTAAAATTATTTATCATGAGCTATATTGCAGCAGATATGTGGGGTGAACATCTATTCTATAATAAACCTGTTAGATATGTTCATGAAACAACAAAAAGAAGTTGGTGGATAGATCCAAAACATAATAATTCTATTAGTGTACCAATAGGTACGGCTAAACTATTTAATGATGCAGGATTCTTATATACTCATTATGTACCATTTGATAAAAGAAATATGTGTTTTGGAGATAATCCTATAGAAATAAAAGTATATTGACTGTTAGGTCATTGGATGAATCGTTTGGACGAGGCTATCGTATGCCTCTAGCTCCACTACACGCTTTGCAATAATTTTACAAAGTTTAACAGTATCTTCATTTGACATATTGTTTTTCATGTAATTTATTGCAGTAGAGATAAATTGAACATTGCCTTTTATATATCCTTTATTAGAATCTATTCTATCTAAAGATGCTGTATAAATAGGATCATTATGATTAGCTTTATATTCAGCTAATTTCAATTTAATACCAGTATAAGGACAAATACCTTTTTGTTTTTCCCATAATTGTTTTAGATATTCAAGATTTAAATCAAATTCTTTAAATCTCTTCTTAGCATTTCTAAGATAATATCTAAATGGAGTATACTGATCTCTACGGTTATTTGGTATAAGAGTAGAAGGATTTCCTACGTTCTTAGAATTTTTATTACTCATTTTACCAGCACACGAACGAGAGCAATAATTTGCTCTACCTAACTTTAAATTTCTATTATATTCAGAAACAGGCTTTTCAAATTCTTTTCCACAACAATCACATTTAATAGTAATTAATTTTCTATTTTGTTTATATTTGAGCATAATCTTAAATTTTTTACTAAAAACGTATAAATTGTGGAGGAGTTCTGTTTTTAGTAATAGTAATACAAGGGGCTAAAAGGTTTTGACAGCGAGGATGAAAATGAATAGGTCAATAACGTCAGAAATGACAAATCTTTTGTAACAGACTATACTCATATTGCAGCGTGATATGATAAGTCAACGGCTAAGCTAATGTCGTAAAAAGCTGGTTAAGAAATACTATGGATGTAACGGGTAACATCACAACACTGATAAGGTTGAGTTATAGGTTCGAGTCCTATTAGTATTACAAATTATCAAAATTAAAAACAAAAAGTATGAGCATATTAGATTTATTAAAAGAAAAATCTGTCGAAGAAAAAGAGAACTTTTTAAACTCTGTAAGATCTAAAGCATCTTCTAAATTAAAAAATACAGATGATAATAAAATATTAGATGTAATAAGTATAGTAGATGCATTTAGTTCATCTTTATCTACTAGTTTAATTGAACAATCTTCATGTGTTCCTAAACAGAATATAGTTTTACCTACAGAAATATTAGGTCAAGGTATAGATCAAATACCTTTACAAAAATATGACATCATTAGAGCGAAAATAGGTCCAAGTGCACACTATGGAGTAATCTATAAAATAGATCCTGAACTAAATATTGCTTGGACAGTAAGTATAACTAGTGATATTACTTTAGATAATTTAATTCCTATTAAAAAGAGTAGATTATTTAAAACATTCTTTGTAGCTTATTTTCATCCTATATTCTTAAATAAAAACAATTATACTTTTTGTAATGTTTTTGATAATAAAGAAGAATTTGATGAAACTGTAAGAATCATTAAAAAGTATTATAAAACAAATTTTAGAGTATGAAAATAGATTATAACAAAACAGCAATCATTCCTTTAGATTATAGCAAAGGAAGTAAAGGTTTATGACTAGCAGTTAAAAAGAATAATAAATATATTCTGAGATTGCTAGCTATATTTGAAACAGCTCTCGTTGAACAAATCAAAATAAGTAACAGAGATTTGTTCGATTATAATGTATTTTACAATCTGAAAGAAGCATTATTAGATTATGATTTTACTTTAACTAAAAAGAATTATAATCAATTAGATGCTTTAGCTTCAATAAATGAAAAGAAACATTATGAACAATACTTAAAAACATTTTGTAGATGAAAAAGACTTTAAATCAATTAAAGGCAAGTTGAAGGAACTTATCTCTTATGCTTTTAGCAGGCATGATTACTAATCTGAAACACATTAAACATTTTGTTAGAGACACAGAAGTAGTAATAAGAATAGATACACTGTTGGCAGCTATAGAAAGACTTAGATCTTCAATTAAAGAAACTACTTATGAATCGTGGTCGGCATAAAAGGAGTAAAGAAAAAGGACTCTATACTCCAGCAGAAATCTTAGACTTTATACAAAAAGAGCTTTATAGATTACTAGCAATAAGTGAAGATATATTAGCATGTAGTACACATGCTTATTATGCAAAAGCGAGTATTAGTGATAATGATAGAAGAAACTATTATGAGATAGTTGCACGGTATATTAATACTTGGTATTATCTTGATGATTTTATGAGTAAAATCAGAATAACACTTAATGAAGCAACTGTTAAAGACGGTATCTATACGATTAAATTTGAATTTGGAGATAATTCAAAAATATTTAAATATAAACATGAATAAAAAAGGCTTAAGAGGTTTTATTAGGAATAAATTGCCTAAGACTTGGGAAATTGTTCTTACAAGAGAACGTAAACTTACTGCGTTCATTGAGTATGTATATGAATCAACTCCATCAGTAATGAAGGGAGGTAGAGGTTGGCGACGTGGTGTACATAACATTACAGTCGGATTCAATAGATGCAAAATCTATGAAATGTTTCAAGCTGAAAAGAGTAAAGAAGGCTTGATATATTGGGTAGGCATCTATAATAAAATTAAAGATCTTGAACATCAAATGAATTAACATGGAAATTGTTCAATATGTTCGCTGGACTGAACCAGGAGAGCGAGAAAGACTACAGGAAGTAATGCAGCAATGCAGTGGAGAAATGGAATTTAGAAAGAAAGTAGCTTCTGAATTCAACATTAGTCCAATGGATGCAGCAGTTGTAGTAAAAAGATTCAAAAATGAATTTATCAAAATACTTAAAACAAAAGGATTATGTTAAAAGCAGGTATGTGGATCGCACAAGGTCCGGAAACTAATGTATTACTCTTATTAAGTGGAGTAGAACCATTATTAGAAGTAGTAGGTGCAATTGATCTTAATTACTTTAAACAGAATGGTAAAGCTAAAGATCTTACTAAAGACAGTCCTGAAGTAGTAGATATTATGATGTATCCTGAAAAGTATACATTTGCATTACCGTCTATTACTGAGGTAGTTGATAATGTAGGTATTGGTGATTTACAGACTCTAGAAGGCTTAGGAGAAGATTCTAGAAAAGATAAAATCATCGAAGAAGGTATTGCTTACTATAAATCAACTTTACCATTATATGGTATAGAACAAGCTAAAGTAAGAACTAGACTGCATTTAAAGAAGAAATACAGCCTAAAAATGTCTCAAGCTAACTATGTATTTACTGTAATTTGTAAAGCACTTAACAGAGAACCATAATGAGCGATTTTAAGAGACTTATTGAAGCACTCAATGCTGAATTAGAGGAACCTTATAGGTTTACTTTAGACAAGATTATATCTTCTGCAAATTTTGATACTAAAGTATTAGGATATGCAGATAGTGTATTGGATGATTGGGCAAATATACCACCTAATTTAAAATCTAAGATAGTTACTAGTAACACTTGTCTAAGTATCAATAAGTGGATAAATAGAAGACTGTGGATGGATATTCTTAACAATCTATTAGAAGATAAAATATTAAGTCTTCAGACTAGATTAGTAAGAGTAAGGATTGCTATTAATATGTCATTGAAAATGGCATATCCTCTCAATGAAGAAGAGAAAGAAGAATGGAGAGAACATATCTCAGATGTATTCTACAAAAGATGTCTAGCAGTAAATAATTATTATTGCAAAGAAATTATAAAACTTCCCTTCTGAATTTAAGGATTGTAGTTATTGGGTTAACTACAATCCACTAAAATTTAGCTATATGACACAAGAAATAATAGATCTAGTGGAGCAAGCTAAACAAGGTTCTCAAAAAGCATTTAGTAAGTTATACTATAAGTATAAAACTGATATTTGGTACACTATTATGGGTGTAGTTAAGAATACAGATGTTGCTGATGATTTAACATCAGTAGTATTTACTAAAGCTTATGAGAAATTATCTATGTATACTCAACATATTTCATTTAATATGTGGTTAAAGACTATTGCTGTTAATGCATCAATAGACTATATACGTAGAAACAAAAAAGAGCAATTAAATAACTATGTTGATGAGGATGAAAATCCAATTCAACTATCTGCTTTAGAGAGAAGTCCTGAAGAAGATTTAATTCTAAAGGAAAAATTAGATATAGTCTTACAAGCTATACCTACTCTTAAGAAGAAATATAGAGATTTAATTAATGCTCGTATAGATGGTATGTCTTATAAAGAGATAGCCAGTAAGCTTGCAATGAATGAATTAGCTGTAAAAGGTGATTTAAACAAAGCAAGACAAAAACTTAAACAGAAAACAGATTATTAACAAATACTTTCAACAATATGACTAGTTTTTGTTTACTCCTTTTAGGAGCATTAGCATCTTTTATCATTTCTAGAATGTGTAAAAGTGCTAGTTTGTACGTATTCTTAGTATGCGTACTTTTACTAGGCTTTGTTGTAGGTACTGGAGTAAAAAAGGTAGTTGCAAATACCTCAGATACTCCTTCTCAAGAGTTAGTTGTTACTATGGCTCCTAATCCCACATCTCAAGGTTCTACTGCTTTTGTAGGGACAGTAGATAACCAATCTTATGAAATGGGTCAGGAAGACGGAGGTGAGACGTTAGTAACAACTGATAGAGAAGATATACCTACCATGCCTAACAATGCAGAGATAGAAGATGACAGTTGACTGCACTTAATTTCATAATTTAAGTGTATTAATTGTTAAGTTATTAATTTATTTAAAACATAATCAATATGGCAAAAAGAAATAAAGGTGGAAAGACTCCAAGTGCAAAAGCAGCAAGAAACTTAGAAGCTTTGAAAAAAGCTAAAGAAGCAGTAGAAGCTTCAGCTAAAGTAGAAACAACAAAAGTAGAAGATTCTAAACCAGAAGAAAAGAAGCCTGAAGAGAAACCAGCTGAACGAAAGAAAGGTGGTGTCTATCAGACTCCAATGGGTAAATCAGCATATGAAACTCATATGTTGTGCACAAAATCACCGTATATGAGTCTACTTTCTCTTAAGATTGAGAAAGACAGTAAAGGCATTGAAAATATCAAAGCCGAGTGGAAGAACAATGAAACTAGTGAAACTACTAGTGTTCTATTCCCAGTATCTAATGTAAAGGAGGGAGACGGAATTGACGTCAAACGGATTAAGGAAGGAATTAAGAATCCTATTCCTGCTGAAGTTCCTGAAACTAAGCCAGTTGAGGAGCCAAAGAAGGAAGATCCTAAATCTACACCTACTGAAAAGAAACCTAAACAGCAGAAGCCAAAGAAGGAAAAAATAGAAGAAGTAGAAGCTGAAGAAATTGACATCAGCAATGCTCCAACTATTAAACCAGCAGCAGCTCCTGCGCCTAATATCGTAACTCAAAACAGTGACAGAATTGATGCAAATCACTCAGTAGATTTGATGAATGCAATTCTGAAACGCCGTGAAGAGATTAAAGACGATCGGGCAATGTATCAAGCAACAGGAAAACAGGCAGACCTTATGATGTTTGTATTAATTCAGAAATGGAATGACCAGTTCAAGAATGATGCAAAAGAACAAGGTTTTACTGTGAACGAAGAAATGTTTGCATATTTGAATGAAACAGCTTCTTTGTTCCTCGGTGTTAATTTGCTTCCTAGCAAAACATCTGATGGACAGCTTGAGATTAACTTCAAAGATGCTGTCGCAAAGACAAATCCTGAAATGCAGAAAGCTTTAGAACAAGATGCTAAAGTTCCGCAAACTCAGGAAATGCCAAAACCCGAAGAATGTGTTACCGATGAACAGAAAGTAGCAGCAATGTGTACTATTATGAACATGCGGCACAAGCAGAAATCAGGAGGTATAGGTAAGAACGTAGCAAATATGATTGAATTTGCACGAGAAGCCTATAAGCTTGATAAAAATGCAGAACCAGCACAAGTATTAGCAACTGTATTGCTTAAGATGAAAGAAGCAGGACGGAATGCTACATTGCTTGAAGGTTGTGCAAATGCTATTTGGGGTAACCTAACAGGTAATTTGTCAGTTTTAGCATCTCATGCTTGGCTTAAGAATCAATTAACAACATACAACGATGCGCAAGTTGCTAATGTTGTGAAAGTATTCTTAGCTAAGAAGATTACTGATGAAACTGCAAAAAACAATAATTACGAAGAAGAAGCAAAACGGTATTCTCAATTAATTAGTGGAACTAATGACGATCTGATCAATCGTATTATTACTTCTGCTAATAATGAAGGTAAAGATGAAGACAAACTTGTATATCCGGAAATCAAGGGTCTGAATCTTAAAGGTAAACACATTTCAGCAATAAAGACTGTAAACAATCTACGGATTGCTTATGGAGCAGAAATGAATGACAAGATGTTGAAACAAGTAATGCAGAAAGTATCTAGCTTGTACACATCAACCTCTTTGAATCCTCTTACTTTCTATATTGAGAAATCTGCGTATGCTACTAAAAAGTAACAACTAACGCATTATCAAAATGAGTAAAAAACCAACAGTTTTGTTTACGCTAGCAATGCTAGCTTTCGGTGGATATGTAGGATTTGTAACTAACTATACGAATACTGCCACCGCACATGAGTATGTGATTCCGAAGTTCACAGATGTACCTCGGACAAAAGACTTTAATATTGATATTAATTTGAACAATAACGCTATAAAATTAAATGGACAAAGCAACCCAGAACAAAATATCAATGTTGAAATCAAAAAGAAAGACAGTATCATCTATCTAACTTCTATTGTAGAGAAGGAAGTACCTAAATACATTAAGGTAAGAGAACTGCCATCAGTTAAAGAGAATAAAACCACTTGTACGGATATTCTCCAAAGACTGAAACAACAACAATCAGAGAAGATGAATCTGAGTCGCAACTAGAACAGCCAATGCGATTATAGAGCTATAATGGTGTATATCCAGAGATATCTAAATCAAAGGATTAGAAAGTAAATGGTTAGATTACTTTCTTAAAATTAAGATAGTACAGAATATTAGTAGGAATAGAGTATAGCTACAACTATAGGCTATTACTGAAAGTATAATAACTTATTGTGTTTATATACTATCTATAAACTGAAGAGGCAATAAGATAGAGGGAGAGCGTGTACAACCCTCTTGTTTTTGGTGAGAACCGACTGGAGACAGAAACAGAAGACGCAATTAGTAGAGAGCAGTCTACAAAATTAAACAGTACAAGGGGAACGAAATCCTCTTAAGTTACTCGCAGACTTATCATAGTTTGAATCAAGAAGGAGTAATAAACACGATGATGCCCAACAAATCGTAGTGTCCAAGACTACGTGCTGAACATTATCGAGCATATAACGCTCTAGGGTAGCTCCAAACTCCCCTTTATGGCACAGACCATATAAAAATGTCAGTATAGTGTTCTATACTTATCTAAACAGTTATATTGTAACTTAATACGTTTAGAGATAGTATATATGAAGGTACTTAATTATAATATTATAGCACTACTTATTGAAAAAATATTGATAGATTACCTGGATTAGGCGTAAAGCCTATGCGCAATGTTATGTTAATCAGTACATAGCTAATCCTAAGCTTGTATTACTATACACTCCAGTATAGAGGGATAGAGTGACAAAGTGAGTAGTAGATTGTGTGCCTATTGGCTGAGTAGCAATGATCCAATGTTAATAAATAAGGAATCCTGCAACGGACCTCTTTAGGAAATAAGGAGTATGTGAGTTCAAGTAATATTATAATAAACTCAGTTGTTATCTATCTGAGTATAAACCTAGAGTGCTTTGCAACAGGAACATAAAGATAACTAGCGGATGAAGTGCGCAATAACACTATTTCAATACTAAGCGGAAGACATAAAGCTTAGAAGTACTAAATAATTTTATCCAGAAGCATAACTGGAGTTTTATCAAATTTGCACAAGGTGAGATACTCTATCCTTAAGAGTATATGTGAAAGTGAGCATCGCCCTACTCCCAGGTTGAAGAGAAGCAGACACATTAAGAGACGGACACGAAGCAGACCGGAGAAAAATCTGTGCATTGCACTAAGTAGTAGTCTTAACGGGAAGTGACAGAATGTAAATCTATTTAGGAAGTCTCTATTTATGAGAGAATAAACATGTTTAACTTAACTAATGAGGAAGTTCAATGGTAGGTTTTAGGACGAGTAGTGATAAGAAGACGAAAGTAAATCCGAGCCACCCTCGACTGTACAATATAATTGCTGACATTTGAAACATTTAAAGTATATTGCGCAACAATATATGTAAAGTGACGCTGATTCCTTACATTAAAGGATGATAGATGGAAATCCTAAAGTTATGTGCAGAATAAGAACAAAGTCGTAAGTACACGCAGCCTTAGAATAAACTATTAGGCTATAGAGTGGGTGTTTTGAAACATAAACAGCTCAAAATAAAATTCGGTAGAAGTATTACCGATAGTGAAGTAACAGTTGTAGGTTATGAATCATATACAGTACTCCTTACTATAATAGGAAAAAGAGCACGTTATAGTTGCTGTTAGGCTCTTTAAACAATCAGAAACTAGCATAGCATTCGATTTTCAGATAATTTCAGTTATAATGTTATTTGATGGGTATAAATCTCCTACCGTTGGAGTCCCGTTGTACCTCTTTAGGTATTAACTAGCATAGCATTCGATTTTCAGATATCGAATTACATATATTTTCATAGTTTAGTATTAATAATTTTATGAAGAACGGCTGACTCATCTGTCTCATGAGTAAAGTCCTACGGGGAATGCCGAGTGAAGTAATAACATCACGTTCTAGTAGTAATGTTAATAATACGAAAGCTTATCTTATAGTTTTTTCAGATTACTTATCAAATCTTAGCAGAATTTCGTTATAGAGTTTTACTGTTTGAATACAAGAAGTGGTTTTTAAGTTTTTAATAAACGAATAGATATTAGACACTATTCCACTTAGATAAAAGAACTCTATAGCTTACTTTTTAAATTAACTTAGTATTAACTTACTCCGTAGGTGGAATCAACCACGGAATCAAGAAAGGAGAAATTATGGAAACAACAAAATATGAAAGCGTGTTCAAAAATCCAGAAGGTTTTACTCAGCAAGAAATTACACAGTTACGTACTAAAGTAATTGCATTTAGCCGGGCTTTAGTTGGTCGGCGGTTGGCAATCCCCGTAAGTGATAATTTAGATTTGAATTACAAGAAAAAAATGGCTGGTGATATGCCAGGACTTGTACTTGCAAATCCGATGAAGAAGTATATGATTGAAACTGTTGATTTATTCAACGTAGATATCGTGCGGACTGCAAATGGTAAGATTGTTATTATGTTTAATAATGACGAAAAGTTGCAGTTTGATTTACGGGCAGATGTAGATATCGTATTGAAAGCCGGTCCGAAAGATGTTCAAGATGCTATCTTGAAGTTTGAAGCAACTGGAGAACGGTCTCCGTTCTGGAATGTTAAAATGGTAACAGAAGTTATCACTCAGTTGAATCAGAGTAATTTGACTGATCTTAATAATTTTATTGATGAATTAGCAAATCAGGGAGCTTCTCTGGAACAAATCAACAAGATTACTAAGGACGACACTACTGCTTACTATAAGAGCATCGACGAGTAATTAATCTTAAGTACATAAAACTATGGCAACAAGTAAAAAGCCAATAGATTCATATCACTTGCAGATGTTACAGCTAATTATGTCTGATCCTCGCATTCAAAATAATTTGCTAATGGATGGGAGCAAAACAATTAAAGTTAGATACGATGGAACAGTATTAATAGGACGCCACAAATATGGTTGGGTAAATAAGTGGTTTAATTCCTATTATGTAATAGACTTTTTTAGTTTAGTACAAAGAATAGCTTTTATCATCACAGGTGTAGAAAGTAACAATTGCGATAAGTCAGGTTTGGTTGGGTTTCTGACAGAAGCAATTGATAAAGTACTTAAGAAAGATGAAAAAGAAAAAGTAATCGAGTTATTATTGTATTATTGTACATTACTTGATGAAAACAGTAAATTGAAATTGACCTATGATATTACAAAAGATGACCCAGGCTTTGACAAAAATATGGGTAATAACAGCAAGCGACGCAAAATGGTTGGGATAGCAAATGCTTGCATAGATTTTGGGTATGAAAGAATACCCGTCAGTTTACATGTTGAAGGAGATTTATAATCGAATATATACATTTGGTTGGGTTCGTATTAAGTAGAAAATAATTGAAAATCAACATAAAATCAGTAAGAGTATATACATTTGGTTGGGTTCGTATATACTCTTACTTACTTGCCTCTGATAATGTTACTAAGGTAACTAAGTGTTGGAAAGCCGAGAGAAGAAGAATCGGATGCCGTATCGAGATGTGACAGAGGCGCTAACTCTTTGATCTTGTCTGTCTTATTTCTTAATTTTATTGTTATTCATATCAGCGGTCTGTGAAGATAGCTGATATTTTAAGTTATTAGGCTTTGATCGGTCTATTAACTACACAGGTAGACTTTCTAATATACTATATGTAATTAACTAATTGTCAAATTATTAAAATCAAGTATATATGAAAGCAAATAAATTTATTGAACAGCGTGATAAACTATCAGCAGATATTACTAAATATTGGAATATCATTTCTATTGAGAATGTAGTAAATCGTAATTATCAACGTACTTATGATTTGAAAGAACTTTATAATACAATCAAAGGTCTTACAGATGATCGAGTAATTGTTAAATTAAAGATACTATGTATCAATATGGGTATAAAGAAATTTAGTGATTTACCAGCTGATTGTAATCAATTAGATGTATTTAAATTATGTGAATTACAAGAAATGAAAGTACATCTAAGTCGTATACGAACTTTGAATCCCGTTCTTAAGTCTAAGAAAGGTAAAAAAGCTCTAAATAAGACTGAAGTTTTAACTTCAAATTGGGTTAAAGCACGAATAAAAGAACTCGATTTAGAGATTCTGAAATTAAAAGAGAAACTTACTAAGTTCAATGAAGAAACAGAATTTGATGATTCTGCTGCTCCAATGTGCTTAGCAGCTTAAAATATAATAAGGAAGCGATAGGGAGAGTACATACGGGAAATCTTAAAACATTAACCTATTCAGCTTCCTTTAGTTTTTAACTATTAAAATCAATTGTTATGAATCAAGATACTAGAAATAAGAAAAATGCTAAATACCAGCAAAACTTACAGAAACGTTACGGATTAACTAAATCCTCAGATTATAAATCTATGTGTAGTAAAGGAATATCTTTGTCAGAAAATATTAAACCTATGACAAAGGAATTTGTAACTACTCGTCGTCATGATAAAATAGTAAGTAGAGAAGTATATACTTATAAGTGGACTCCTGAAGCTACTAATGCACGAAAGGAGTATCATGAAACTAAAAAAGGCATAGCTAGTATTCCTAAGAAACCTACACAGGTATCTGATAAAAAGGATAAAAAACAGTTATTAGAAGAACGTCCTTATTCTGGTTACCATAAAGAATTGGTACAGAATCTATATGGTAGCAATAAAGCAGAATGTATTGCTAAACAACAAGCTTATAAAGCAGCTCACGAAGAGAAAATTAAGAAAGTAGCTAAACAACTTGAAGAATTCAAGATGTCTAAGAAGCTACAGTATTTAGAACAAAGACCGTATAAAGTAGTTATAGCTACTACAAACGATAAAGAGTTTAAAACAAGCTACTCTAATCTACCCATTGAACAACTTACCGAAGTAGTTACTAAACTAAATACAAAGTTATCTGATAAGTATAGTAATTATGAGTCTATTACAATAGTAGATAGAGCAACTTTAGAAAAGAAACGCTTTGCTAAACATTTGCCAGAGATAAAGCAAGCAGCGTAGAGCGACAGACTTTTAGCAGGATAGTCTATAAAGAATCCTGCCTCATGGGGTATTCAGCTAGTAGGCAAGCGCAGGGTACAGGGAGGAATATTAGAGAGACTCTAATACACTATTTATAGTGCTGCAACCAATCGGCATCATGGGTTCGATTCCCATATACTCCACTAAATTTATACGCTATGAAGATAAGAGGAAAAACAGTATACGTCTATGATATTGAAGTTTTCCCAAATGTATTTCATTGCACAGCAAAGAATACTGAATTAGGAAAGTTTCATAAGTTTGAGATATCAAGCAGAAAAAATCAATTATCAGAATTAGTTGATTTTTTTCGTGTACCAAATGTTAATATACCATTAAAATTTGGAGATCTCTATACTACTGAAACTCAAATTGATTCAAATAAAATCTTTGCAGGATATAATAATTTACATTATGATAATCCTATTATTAATTATATAATAGATTATTATAATATACTTAAAAATAAACCATATCTAAGGATATGTGATAGTATTTTTAACTTAAGTAGAACTATAACTACATCTCAAGCAGATGACAACATAGAAGCATGGAAAAAATGGAAATATCAAGTATGGTATGATTCATTTGATATACTTACTATGTTATATTCACAGAAATTGCGTGTTGGATTGAAGGAAATGCAAGTAACTATGCAATATCCTAATGTTCTAGAATTCAATGGAGACTTTAATAAGTTTCTAGAAGAAGATAGAATAGAAGAGATGATTGAGTATAATGTGAATGATGTTAATTCTACTGAAAAATTATTAAATCTGTGTTCTGAAGATATAGAATTAAGAATAGCTATCGAAGATGAATATAAAGTAAGAGTATTAAGTAAAGATGGAGTAAACATTGGAATGAAAATTCTAACGCAGAAATATCTTGAAAAGACTGGTTTAACATGGTGGGATATTAAAGACTTGAGAAGCCCAGCAGATGTTATAGACCTAAACAAAGTAATATTGCCTTATATAGAATATAAAGATCCTATACTTCGTAATGTACTATCTGATATGAAAAAGCAGATAGTATCACCAGGTAGAAAAGGATACGAAAACAAATTTGTATTTAGAGGATTAAAATATTCTGTAGGAGTTGGTGGTATTCACTCTGAAAACAAACCTGAGATAATTATTCCTAAGGAAGATGAAATGTTAATAGATATTGATGTTGCATCTCTGTATCCCAGTATGATAATAGAGTATAAATTCTACCCAAAGCATTTGGGTCCTGAATTTCTAGAAGTTTATAATCAAGTTAAAGATGAACGAATAGAAGCAAAACATAATGGTATTAAGACTAAAGATAAAACGCTTAAATTAGCATTAAACGGTCTTAGTGGTAATCTACAGAATGAACATAATTTCTGTTATAGTCCTTTCGCAGTAATGCAGATTAGAATAAATGGACAATTACTATTACTTATGTTAGCAGAAAGATTATCTGATATTGGCTGTAGAATAGTACAGGCAAATACAGATGGTTTATTTGTTCTTCTTAAGAAGAATCTGTATGAAAAATTACAAAGTGTATGTAAGGAATGGGAACAACAAACGAGATTAACCCTAGAGGAAGATCGTTTTGAAGCTATGTATCAGTGCT